TGTCCAAAAACCAAATTCATAATTATAATTTTGGATAAAACTATATCATATATAATATTTGTTAAATATGATAATTTATATTTATATTACAGGTTTGAATATTAATCTTATTCTGGAAAGGTACCGTCTAACCCTTCTCCGTCTGATGAAGAAGAAGGCGCACTTACTTGTATGGGTTGTGTATCAACATTATTCAAATATTTATCGACGGCGGGTGAATTAACCGGGTTGGCTGAGATTTTACTATTTGTTCTAAACAATGTTTTTTTTTTATTATTATTTTCAAATTTATCCACCAATACATTTAATACTTTTCCAATGTTACCTTCCAAATGTCTCAATGCTTGTTTGGTTTGAACTACATCACGAACAATTAATTTAGCCAATCGGTCCATTTTTTCACTGGATGCGCTAATCGTGGCAATATTAAAGGTATCTTTATCATCATATTTAACTTTGAAAAATTTCTTTTCCTTATTTAAATATAACCCCAATTCGTCCATTAAATTGCCTGATTTAAATAATACAATTGGATTATCATCTATCGATAGCTGGCCGTGTTGTATGAATAAATAATCTAGAGGCATATTTTCTGTGGTTTTAGAATCAACAAGATACTTATCGTCTCCCATAAATTTGGATAATTCTGGATTTTGTTCATATAATGAAACACCACCATCCACGATGCCTTCAAGGAATCCCTCAGCTGGCTTTTCCTGAGCGGCTGGTGCGGCTTCCTCAGCTGGCTTTTCCTGAGCGGCTGGTGCGGCTTCTGCTGGCTTCGCGGCTTCTTCGGCGGCGGGGGCAGCTTCTGCTGGCGCGGCTTCTTCGGCTGGCTTTTCCTCAGCGGCTGGTGCGGCTTCCTCGGCGGGGGCGGCTTCTGCTGGCGCGGCTTCCTCGGCTGGCTTTTCCTCAGCGGCTGGGGCGGCTTCCTCGGCTGGCTTTTCCTCGGCGGCTGGAGCAGCGTCCTCGGCTGGCTTTTCCTCGGCGGATGGGGCAGCTTCGGCTGGGGCAGCGGCTGATGTGGCTTCTGCTGGTCTTTTATGATTGTTCTTAGTTTTTTCATCTTCATTATTTAAAAAATCTTTTATTGTGAGTGCATTAATATGATTATTATTGTTGTTTTTTGCATTTTCCATATTATAGTTAGTAATTAACTCATCTTGATTCAGAACGTCTTCATTCACATCATCTAAAAAAGATTTAACAGTTTGGATCGTTTCTTTGGCAGGCAGGTTGTCTCCTTTTGTGTATTCTGCAGCAGTAAGTATTTGATACAATTCATTATCTTCATTTAATGGTTCATAATTTTCAATAAGGTCGTCTGTTATATTTTTGTTCTCATTTAGAAAATTAATTAATTTAGGATTATTAATATCACCACCACCAATCATCAAACTATTTTTTACCTTGCATACAGGGTTTTTACTACCCGGGTAACATTCTCTAAAAATATCTTTTACAAAATCATTCATAAAATCTTTGCTAACATCTAAATGTCCGATGTATTCAGTATAAGTAAGTAAATCCTTCATCACTTTGCCTTTGTAATAAAGACATTTTGGGAGAGAAAATGTCTGTTTTTTATTTAATATTTCTACATACTTCCATCCATTACCGATATCACCGTTGTCGATAATATCATAAATCGTATTCTTAAATGTAAGGGTTTTCTTATTACTCATTGTATATATAATATATATATAAAATGAATTATTTAATATTTACGATTAAATTAATTAAAATGTCTCGTCCCATTCCGAATGACTTTTGTTCCCTGCCCTAGATGCTAAATAATTTTTTTGTTCAGAAGTCTCGCACGCACACCCCCCGGTTCCGCTTACAGTAGAATGTTCACAACATTCGGGTTTAAAATCATTATTACCATAGTAGAACAGTTGGCCTTCTTCCATAGGAACACTGACCTTTTCGTAATTTTCACCAGGCTCGTAAACTTTTTGATATTTGTCTTCGTGAATCCCTTTCGATGTTTTGTGAAAAAGGTTTGCCATATTTTCTTTATGGATACAACTAAAACAAGTATTGCTAACAATAAAACCTGCAACAAGGATAATAATCAATATATTAATTAGATTAAGATTAAGGGTTATAGAAACATTACTCATATAAATAATAAATAGATAATAATTACTAGAAATGTGTAATTTATTCATTTAGAAAATGTTCTAAACATGCATTAAAATCTAATACTTTTACATCATCTACTACAAAATAAGTTTTATCTGTAATAATATGATATAGGTAATTACCATCTTCTTGCTTTTTTATATGTTTTTTGTTATATGTTGCTAGATTATCTTTTTCAAACATTATATTATTACCTTTTACATCAAACGATTTGTTGAAATAATTAAATGTTTTTTTGTGATCCAATGATTTTACTACACCGGTTATTAGTATATTGTCTTTTAATATCTCTCCCACATTTAGATCTTGAACTTTTTTTTTCTTTCCGTTTTTTAATTCTACTTCTGTATTTTTTAAGAACCCACTGTTTAAATAATAGTTAATATCCTCTCTTGTATAAATATATTTTTTATTTTTCAGTATAAGAATATCGGTAATGTCTACCTCGTCCCAATCCATAAACACATGATTTTTAATATTTATTTTCTTGGACTGTGTATTTAAACAATATACATTTGATTGCTTAAATCTAGGCAATAAAACCGCACGGGGGTCACATTCAACGCGATTCCATCCTATTTCACTGTTATAAACATGATGATTACCTGTTACAATAATACCATCTAAGTTATAAAAGGTGTTATCTCTCCCACAAGTTTCGAAAACACCTGTAACAATATCTCCATCTGCTAATATAACTCCGGGGTTTAATTGTGATATTTTCTTATCACCTTCTTTAGTCTGAATTATTGTATCTTTGTGGAAACAATTGGCCGGTTTCCCTGGTTTTGGAGGTATTCTGCCTGAACTAATCATTAAAATTCGTGCCATGTTTACTTTTATAATAATCATAAGCGTCATAATTACAATGTAAAATACAGTTGCGGGTATTGCGATTGGCCATGAAAATGGAATGATCCACAACGCAACAATTGAAGCAGACGATGCGATCATACCAACAATCATCATATCTATAAAAGATCCCACAAATGACTTCATCGCATAAAATTGCGCGATTAATGTATATAGAAATGAACTAAGAACACCGTTCATTTTTTTCATAGTGTCTTTGATATTAATAAAAAGTTTTTGAACGGGTATAATCACCGCGGCCAATCGATTTATGAAATATTGCATCATTTTTTGTATTTTTATAAATAAACTAGCAGTTACTTTTTGCATCATCCCGCCTGAACTAAGTATTTTTTTAAAAGTAGAGTTTAATGAAGAAATAGTGGACATTACAGGTTTTGTAAAAATGTCAATAACCGTTTTTAAAATTAAATTAGTGCACAAGTTAAAATTTTTACCAGTACTTTCAAATATTGTATCGTTCGGGTCTTTGTGAATCATCCCGGCGAATGGAATAATGCCTGGATGACACTTTAAATTATTCCAATCCTGTTTTATGGGTTCTAAATTTGCTCTTATATAAAAATACGAAAATATAAAAAAAAATGCTAATAGAATGATAACGGTAATAGCTACAGAGTGGCCATATTTCTCTAAATAAGTCTTATTTCTGTATAATTTATTTACATTTAAAATAAAAGTATCATTCATCTTATATATAAAATGGATAATAATATGATTTTTGTGCTGTAATAAAAATCATATTATCACTTAATCTTCCCAATCCCAAAACTTAAATTCACCTACGGGAATAATATGGTTTGATGTAATTAAACAAGAAAGTGTATCGCTATATTTATTAGTTTTTTCTGCCAATTTACATACTTCTACCGGAATTAGTTTACCAGTTTGAGGGTCTAATATCTTGTGACTACCTGTAACATAAATGAAGTCATTCAATGTATTGCTCCATATTTTATAAAAACAATGATCAGTTCCTCCTTTAATTTTAAGAGTAGCAATTACATCTACTCCATTTTCCAATATATCACCGATAACAATATCTTTCATTTTTTTCTTACTACCATTGTTCATGGTAACTAATGTATTTGGAGAAAAACAAAGAGTGCGCAATGTTTCTCCGACGGGTCCTCTCCACATACTTCTTGCTGTAAGTGAACTTCCTTCTATAATATTAGACATAACCGACATAGTTCCTCCAAATTTAGAAAACACGTCTTTAATATTAACAATGAAATACTGCATTTTTACCATAATACCTTTAAACATGCTAAGAATATCAAAACTAGCCATACCAAACCCCACATTCATATTTGACATTAATACAGTAAGTGATTTGATCGAACCTACAATACTACCAGCAACCTCTCCTAAGATATTTAAATTTGAAAATATAGGTTTTAAAAAAGTATTCATTAATCCACTTTGTATGCGCCCGATACAAAAGGCAAAATTTTCAAGGGCATCATATCCTAAATATCCTGCGAACGGCATCGCCATTGGGCTACATCTATACTGATTCCAATTTTTTTTTATTTTTTTCAATCCAATTGCTAGAAATGAAGCAATATATAAAGCGATAAAAATAACTATAATCAATAAAGTAGTGCTCAAATCACTATTTTGACTTGGCGATTTTGTTGTTATTTGTCTTATTGAATTTGATCCTTGTAATAATTTAAATGCTTCCATAATAAATTAAGGTTTGATTTTAATATTTTATAAAAGATTAAAATTAAATGATAAATATTTAGTAACGATTAATCAATCTCATTCGTTTTTTCATTGCGGTCCTACGGTGTTTTTTAGACCCTCCCAATAACGAATACGGTTGACTTGAAAATACGGAATGACTACTTGAATCAATACTGGAAAATGGTTCAATTACATCTGCTTTTACACCATTTAACACATCTGCTTGATTTGCTATTTCTGCCGCGGCTTTTGTAGATGTTATACTGTCCTTACTTTGATTTGGGTCTTGAGGGACTTCTTTACGGATTTTAGACCCTCCTTTCATATAAATATGTTTCAAATGTCTCTGTATTTTCTTTTTCGCCTTTTTAAGTGTTTTCTTAAGTTTTTTCTTATGCATATTTTTAAAACTTATTCGGTTTTTAATGGTTTTCTTATTCTTAATATTTTTTTTATTTTGATTATGTTTAGTTTTTTTCGTCGTTTTTTTCTTAATTTTTCTCTTAGTTTTATTATATTGTACAGTTAATTTATTTTTTCTTGGCATTTTTCTATTTATATAAATAGCGCGTAAAATAATATAAAACAAAAAAAATAATTAATTATATAATTATGAACGATGAAGCGCGCTTAAGATTAAAAAACATGGTTAATGAATTTAATCCAGAAGAAACAACTTCTAAAATTAGAACATTGAAGCACAGTGATACTATTAAAGAACAAGTAAATATATTTTTACAGTTAAAAAAACAATATAGTCGTGTCACTAAAGAGACATTTAATAATTTATGTAAAAAAAAGTGTGCATTTCTTTATACAAATTACACTAATCTTTATAATAAACTCGTTAAAGATGAATTGGATTTAAATATTCTATTCAGATTTATTAGTATTCTAAAAGATATTGAAATTGGAAAATTGGATCAACACGAAGCATCTGTAAAAGTAGGCCAAATATTAAAAGAACTTTACATCGATAGCGCGTTGAGACAGGGCAAAAAAAAACCAGAAAAGGATCACAAATATAGGAAAGAGATAAAAGTTTCTTGGAATGATTTTAAAGAACGAGAATCTCAAGTAAGTGATAAATAAATATAATTAAACTATTTAAATGCATACATGTGTATATATTTAATGCAAACTAAATTATTTTTATCAATTCAATCTCTTTCAAGAAATGTATCGTACTATAAATCACGATTCGAACACCATTACTACACTCTATTTAATGTATACGACTCGAATACAACTACAAAGGTAAATCATGCGTTTACAATTTTAGTTTGTTTTTTACTTGGAGGATTACAACAATCTATATTGGAGATATGGAAGCCAATGTATCAATGGAGTATGATTGAATTTGGCGCAATTGGATATTTCACGCTTAATATGGGATATTGGTTTGGGAAGAATCTATTTATATATTTTCAAAAAATATCAAAAAAACAATATAAGTCAAAGCTCTCGCCTGTAATTTTGAGTGCAGTAAAACCAAGAAAAGGAGATAGTTATTTAAATCCAATTAATATAGATGACGCGGACGAAGATGTCGCTGAAGCGTTATTGATGTTAAGTAAAAATGACTAAAATAAACAGGGTATTAAAACAGTTTAAAGTGTTACCTATAATAATTATAATTAGATTTATTATAATTATTATTATCGATAATGATATTAGTAATAGTAGAATCACCGGCCAAATGTAAAAAAATAGAATCTTTTTTGGGAGTTGGTTACAAATGCGTTGCAAGTTATGGACATATACGCGAATTTTTAAATGGATTGAAATCTATTGATATAGCCAATACATTTAAACCTTCGTATAAACTAATGATGTCTAAGAAAAAATATATTAATATTTTAAGAAAATACATATCAAAATCATCTGAAGTAATTCTAGCAACAGACGATGATCGCGAAGGGGAAGCAATCGCGTGGCATATTTGCGAATCGTTTAATTTGTCTGTTCAACATACTAAGCGAATTATATTTCATGAAATAACAAAACCCGCTGTAAAAAAAGCACTGGCTAACCCAACAACTTTAAATATTAACAAAATATATTCACAACAATCTCGCCAGATATTAGACTTGCTCGTAGGATACAAAATTTCTCCTATTTTATGGACAAATATTTCAAGGAGGGGAAAATTATCAGCTGGAAGATGTCAATCAACAGCGCTAAGATTGGTATATGACAATTATAAAATAACAGATCAACAAACCGGCAATATTGTTTACGTGACTACTGGTGTTTTTAATATAAAATCGAAAAAACTAAAGACATCACCTATTATATTTGAATTGTCATCCAAAATAACAGATCAAATAATGGTGGAGCCATTTTTGAAAGAAAGTATCGTTTTTAAACATGTAATTACAGATAAAGTCGTAAAAAAAGTAGTAAAACACCAACCGATACCACTAACTACCAGTAAATTACAACAAAAGGCAAGTAATGATTTGGGGTTTAGTCCCAAACAAACGATGACGTGTGCTCAGCGGTTATATGAAAACGGTTATATTACATATATGAGAACTGATTCTATAAAATACAGTGATGAATTTGTTAAAAAAGCCAAAAATTTTATTATTAGCACATATGGTGAACCATATGTTTCAAGTGATTTAAATGTATTATGTAATAATTTTAAGAAAGCATCGAAAAGGGACAATCCTAAATTATCTCAAGAGGCCCATGAAGCAATCCGTCCTACTGATATTACTAGAACATCTATACCTATAAATTCGAAGGTTACTAATAAAGAATTACGACTGTATTTATTGATTTATAAGAACGCACTTGCGTCATGTATGTCAAAATCAATATATGATAAATTAACACTAATGCTATCCGCTCCCTTAAACCATCGATATAAAACAGAGATTGATAAAATTAATTTTGACGGTTGGAAACGAGTATACAAGTTAGAAGATAATTTAAATAGATTTAATCAACTTAACTTAATCGAAAAATCAGATGTAATGAACTATTCTAAAATTAATAGTAATATGAATGTTATTGATTTAAAACAACATTATACTGAATCTAAATTAATCCAAATGTTAGAAAAAAAAGGAATTGGAAGACCAAGTACTTTTTCTTCAATTATTAGTAAAATACAAGATAAGGGATATGTAAACAGGGAAAATATTCCAGGGATTAAAATTAAATGTAATAATTACCAATTAAAAAATGATATAGTGGAAACATTACAAGATGTTAAGGAATTTGGTTGTGAAAAAAATAAACTTGTATTACATCCAACTGGTATTTTAGTAATAGAATTTCTAATAAAACATTTTGGAGAATTGTTTGAATACGACTATACTAGAAATATGGAATCAACATTAGATGAAATAGCAAATGGAGAAAAAAAATGGAGTGATTTATGTCACGACTGTAATAAAATAATTGATGGTTATATTAAAAAAATAAAAAAAACGGATAAGACAGTTATTAAAATAGATGAAAAACACACCTATATAATAGGTAAGTATGGGCCTGTAATAAAATGCGAAGATGAAAATGGAGTTAGTTTTAAAGAAATAAATAAAACTATTCGGATAAATTTAGAAAAATTAAAATCTGGTAAATATACATTAAAAGAATTGATGAGTTCTGAAAATAAAACATATAATCAAACTAGTAGAAATCTTGGAATTCACGATGACAACGAAGTAATATTGAAGATTGGCAAATACGGAATGTATGTAAACATGGGGGGTAAAAACAAATCTGTTAAAAACATAAAAAAAGATTTTAACGATGTTGAATTGAGCGATGTTGTAGATTATTTAAATAAAAGGCCAAGTGGTTCTAATAATATAGTAAAACATATCAACAAAGATATCACCATTAGAAAGGGAATATATGGCAATTATGTATATTATAAAACAGATAATATGAGAGTACCTAAATTTATATCTATGAAAGGATCTGCTCTAGAAGAAATCACGGTTTCGTGGGTAGAATCCAAAGTAAATAATTGAATAAAATAAGTAAGTTAATTTATTACTTATTTTATATTAAATCTATTAAGAATCACAATTGAGTGAACGATTCGAACAGCCAGGGTAAATTTTCGGCGGCAGACTTACTCACAATAGTCAGTGCACCTAATACATAGAATACGGCAAGTGATTGTGATTGATTATCAACTCCAGATGTGATAAATTTTAAAATCTTTTTAAGAATTACTTTTTTAACATTTTCAATTGAACCATTAAAAGTGTGTCTACTAATTCGAAACGGGTATCCTAATTCAGCTGGAAATATTTTATGTCTTGTAGATGTTGTTAATTGTGCTCTGTAATCCCATACATCAATTAATTCTTTAACAAATTTGCTAAGCCCGTACATATTTAATCTTGTAATCCACGAGCTATCAGTAATAAATCCAAATGTGTCAATTACTTGGAATAATTCAATTGCCTTAAATTGGTTTTGTTTTTTTAAACTCTCGTTATAATCATTATTATCAATTTTAATATTTATATTAATGCCTGATAGTTTTGTATATTTTACAATTTTATATAAATTTTTGTGTAGTGTAGATGGAAACGGTTGTCTGTTAAATGGATTACAACACGCTCCGTGTGTGATATTTTTTCTTCGTGTTGTCTTATTGGAACTATAGTATTCTTTGAATAAATTGTATAGAGAACATATATCAAAACAATATACATGATTTTTTACACCGGATCTAATACAAATTACTTGTGAAATTTCTAACTGATTGATAGGCTGTAGTGTTAAAAAATCAAAATCGTTTGTCGAATCCTTTAACAGTTGTATATTTTTGAGCTTCATCATGGTTTGAACGATATTTCTACGAAATATAGATTGAATTTTAACCGCAAAACTAGAAAGTCTCATATTATTATATAAACGTTTAACTAATTCTGACTTGTTGCCGCTTACCTTATATTTATAGTGTTTGCACATTATTTTCAATTGAGAAACATTGTAATTATGACATAGAAGTTCTTCAAATTCGTTAATATTGAGAATTCTAAAATCATCATTATTTACTTTTCGTCTTTTTTTAGAAACACATGTATCTTTATATAAATATCGCTGGATATATGTCTTGGGAGATAATAAGAATTTTCTATCCTTCGTTTTATTTTCATTTTCCAAAGTAGTATTAATCATTACATTATACATTCTATATATATTTATACCATTTTTATAAATATTTTGTTGTTGTACGGCCAGTCAATTAAGTTATTTCAAATATATTTAAACATAATAAATTAAAAATATTATTATGATTCGATATACTTACATAAGACACAATAAAAAATCAAGTAGTATGTTATTTTTATTTATATATTTTTTGGTTCAGATAAATTCTATTTCAACAGTATCGGGTAATATGAATAATTGTAATAAAATGTGGGGTGTAACTCAAGATGCGAATGGTAGAATGTTATATAAAGTAGAAATGTTCATGTGCATTGAAGACCCGTATAATATATACAAAAAATCATACTTAAACGCTTTACCTATTCCTGTTAGTAATGTATCATTGTCTATGATACAACAAAATATAACGAATATTACAATTAAAAACGATTCATTTCTCACACATGTAAACACAACCAATGCTACACTTAACAATATCCCTGGTGGTACCTTTCCAGTGATTAAAAATACTACAAAAAATGTTACAATAAACACTACAAAAAATAATACACCGACTTCGACAAATTTACGGTCTCAACGAACGGATAAGAATAATATTGATACTGTCAATAATACGACTGACTATAAAGTTATAAGTATAATTGTGTATATATCTATGGGCGTTGCGCTTATTATTTTTGGCAGTGTATTCTACAAAAAAAGGTCTAGAAAAATACATCAAGATAAAGAAAAAACATTACACACTGTCGAACAGTCACATACTCGTAGACCTACGCTGAAGCCGTTTGAAAATAATGTTCGAACCGATCCTAAAAATAGAGCAAACTCTCGTACAAATAAATTAAATGATGTTACAAATAAAGCGTTTCGCGGCAATAAACGTCATGAGCTATCAGTAAATACATCTGGTAAAAAATTACATTTAAACCATACCGCGTTGACACCCAATACTCAACAAATACTAAATGAGTCGAAAAAATCTGTCAAGAAATGGTACAAGAAAACTTTTCCAGCAGAATTAAGACAGTCGAGTAACGATGCTCCCTTGCCACCATCTGCGGCGTCTAAGTTAAAGATGCCTATTCCAAAATTAGATAGAAATGTAAAATTATCTCATAATAATAATTTTGCTCATTAGACCATTTTTTGTAGTATAATATAGTGTAAATATATTTATTATCCTATATAATTGTGATATCATTCAATAACTAAATTCTTTAAATATTTTATTTTGTATAAAATTGATTTAAAAAAAATCATATATATATTAACTATATCAATTAATCATGAGTTCAGTCAGTTATCTAATCACCAAAGCAAAATCCTTCAAAGCCAGTTCAGTTACTTACAAACCTGCTCTTAATAATAAGAGAGGTGGTAAGAGCGTACAACTAAATCTATCGGGTCAACCTATTGTATTACAAGTTCCTCTAATGCTAACATGGGGTGTAAACGAGCGCGTAGATGAACAAAGTGGAAGAGTAACATACGACATGGCGTTGGATTTTAGAAATGAAACCGCGTCTGTTATGAAATTTAAAGACGCAATGGCTGAATTTGAAGATAAGATTAAGAATGACTGTATTAAATATTCTAAGGAGTGGTTTGGAAAATCCAAGATGAGTCGAGAATTGGTAGATAACCTGATGTATCCTATTTTGAAATACCCAAAGCTGAAGGATAATGATGGAAATTATACAGATGAAGCAGATTATAGTCGTGCTCCAACATTGAAGGTAAAGCTTCCATTTTGGGAAGGCAGGTTTAATGTAGAACTATATGATTATCAAGACAAGAAACCATTGTATTTGCCACCTCGAAAAGAGGAAGAAGCAATGAGTAGTCCTGTTGAATGTATTCCTAAGGCATCTCATGTTAATGGATTGATTGCTTGTCAAGGGCTGTGGTTTGCTGGTGGAAGATGTGGAGTGACTTGGAAACTAGTTCAAGCATGTGTAAGACCGCCTACTAGGTTGTTGGGAAGTGCTACTTGTCATATCGAAGACGATAGTGATGACGAGGAAATGGAAAATAATTTGAATGAAAAGGAGGCGAGTGAAGATACTAAGGCAGACGACGATCTCCCATCACCATCTTTTAAAGATTCAGAAGATGAAGAAGAAGACGAAGAAGTGGTAGAAGAAGAAGAAGAAGTGAAACCGAAGAAGAAGAAGAAGGTAGTTCGCCGTAAGAAAACTTAGAGTAATAAGTTTAACATTTATAAAAAATCAAAAATACATAAAAATCTATAAATTTTTTATGTATTTAATTAATTTACCGATTGTATTAATGAAAGTTCTATAATAATATTACTTCTTTTTGTACTGGAGTATAAGTTATGTTTGTTAGGAATTAATTTACCTCGTGCTTTAAATACAATGAATTGTACGTCTTTTACAATTTTAACTTGATTCGCATAAATATCAAAATTTGAATTTCCTATTTTAATAGATATCATTTCTTTTTCGAAAAATTCTGTAATACATGCGCTATGTTTTAAAATAATATCATGATTCGCATTTATAGTAATGTTATCGGAAATATCAGGGATATTTTTAATGATCATATTATCAATACTTATTTCAGGATGCCACAAAGGTATATAATGAATATCGTTCTGCAATTCTAACTTGTAAATATTATCATTTAAAATATCACTTATAGAAGGGTTAAGTAAAATTATATTATTGTTTTTAATTTTATTTCTAATAACATCTTTGTATTTACATAATTGTTCATCGGACAAATAAAATGTGTCTTTATTAAGGGAGAGAAAGTCGTAAATTAATCTGCACTTTTCAATATCTAGTTGTTCAAATACTTTTATAGAATAAGTATCGCATTTTTTCAAAATAGAATGCAATGTAGTATTTATAAATAATGTATCGAATTTCTCAAATCCAGTCTTGTTTTGTATCATCGATTGTATAAGCGAAGCAAACATATTTTCAAATGTTCCGTCGCATTTGTCATTAGTGGTATTGCCTTGTTGTTTTTCTGCAACTATAATGAAATCATACGCTGTTTTTATTTCTGTAAAACGCACAGGGTCGCCTCCTTTATCTGGATGGTGTTTCAAAGCAAGCTTATAATAAGATTTTTTTATTAAGTTAAATCTATCATCATTATACGCCCCCATGTTCTTGTCCGGAAAAATTTGTAAAATCCTACACGCCTTGCTGTAATCGAGTGGAGGTTGCATTATTGTCTTGATTTATTGATATACATAATTTATAAAAGATTGCTTCTAAATGGAAAATCGGTCTATAATTATTATTATACTGTGAAAAAAAATGATTAATGTCATACAACAATTGTTCCATATTATTTATATTCAACTTTTTTTTACATATAAAATAGTTAATAGAATAAAATAAAAATTCGGATATATCAATATCAAAAATCAACAAGTTATATAACAGATCTCTTATATCATAATACTTAATCTCATTAATGTTTTCAATCGCATGTATTACCTTTTCTATGTGTATAGAGCCAATGCCATTTATTTGAGGTGTATTAAATAACAAATTATTTATATTTTTGATATTATATGGTTCTAAAAGTGTGTTGTTCAATATATTTTTATTTATTTTACAATGTTTATTAGTTGAAGTATGTGATTTGACACATTGTAAATATGCGGTTTTATTCGGCCGTTTTAGATTTATTATTTGACACCTGTACAATATATTATCTGGAATAAAACTTATATGGTCGCACAACAAAATGTACTGTATTTTAATCTTCTTATGAAGAAGTGATTGCATATAAGTGAAAAAAATATCTAATAATTCGGAGTGTATTTTGTGAAAATTTTTACATAAGATAATGCCGAATTTAGACTGCCTCATACTAATTATTTCTACTATATGATAAAATAAATTATTAAACAAGACCTTTGAATTACAGCCTAATAGCTCCATATCAATTTCGAAGTGAATATCACTAACTTTGAACATATATTCTTTTTTATTTTGGAATGTGTATGTCATTTTTTTTTCGTATTTACAATGCGTTGGACTAAATGTTTGAATATATTTTAATGCTTGAGAATATTTACCAATGCCCCCTGGTCCATAAAACACAATATGTTCATTTATAATTTTAGGAATATATTCATGTAAATCATATTTTTCTATTTGTTTGATGTAATCATCAAATTTATGGTTCATATGTGTTATTATGTTATGAATAACGTTTTATATTTAAATCGAAATATTACATTAAAGTTAAATTTATAAGCTTAAACGCAATGTGTTTAATTACAATAATTAAATGAACATAAATTTTGAAAGTATCAATAATATAAATCATAGACTTGAAGAAATTAAAACAATACAACCAAATGTTTATAAATTGTGGAAAGTTTTCTTGAAAAAAAAAGAAAGAGACTATAGCGATTCACTAAATCAGTGCGCAAACATGTTGAATAATATAAGTGAGTATGATAAAAAGGTTACAATAAGTGATTTGCAAACATTAATCATTTTACGCAAACTATGTTAATTAATAATCATTTAAACACATCATGGTTAATTATTTTAATATGTATTTAACTATACCGACTAATAAATTCGAAATAAATAATGTAATAATAAGCGATAAATCTAAAAATAATATTATTGAAAATAGCTTTTTTTATAGAATGTACTATTCGAACAGTTTATTTTCAACAAATGGTATTTATATAAAATTTAATTTGTATGATTTAGAAATTGAAGAATATTATAGTAAAATAAAGTGTAATTTTTCAAGATACAGTGAAAAAAACAAAGCAACTATACGGGAACTTACTAACATCGAGCATCAAATATTGAAAAATTATATCCAATTAACACAACACCCTGTATATACTATACGCGAACAGGTGATGAATTACTATATTAAATTGTTTCATAAAGATATGAATAAAATGGTGGGAAAAATATCAAAATTAACGATTATACTTAAAATATCTGGTTTGTGGCTTACGAACAAAGAGCACGGGCTCACATTTCGATTTATAATATTAGACACAAAGTAATATAAATTCTAAATAATTGATAATACTTAGAATTTATTTATAACTGTACTTGTCTACTTTCTTCTTTTCAATATCAGTTTTGACATCGTAAATTAAAAAAGCAGTAATTACTCCTATTAGTATAGTAATTTCACCAAATAATGATGTATTCATAATAGTTCTGGAAATAGTCATTAACAGTTGTGCAGCAATAGAAAGAATAATACTGACATTTTTAGTTTTAAAATTTTTCGGTATTTCACTACTAGTAAATATAGCAGGAGATTTCATGATAATCGTTAAGTAATACACTAACTGTCCAATAATAATAAATATATCAAAACTATTATAGATGGAAAAAAATATTTTTTTGATAACATTTAAAAGTCCAGTATTTTCTTCCAACGCATCAGCTAATTCTTTAGCAAATGCAAACATATTTCCAACAAACACCAGTCCTGAAATTGCCAAAAATCCAATAATAAAGCCAAATAATGTATTGTTTACTTTAAATCCAAAAACCATAGAAACTATTGCGTTAATGATGGTAAACGCAATTAGAGATAATCCAAATTTATTCATGATATATAACAATTAGATATTTTATTAGGTAAAATATTATAAATTTAAAAATAATATATATTAAATTTATAATAATGCATCCAATAATAAAACCGGGACAAAACTATGTAATGTATAAAGATGTGATTTCGATACATGGTATAGATAAAGATGTATCGAAATGGGAAAAAAATAACGAATTTGAAATATCTCTCCCTTCTCCTATTCAAAATGTGAGTTATATTAAATTAAAGGATATAACACTCCCTAATTTTTTGCATAATATAAGCGAACGGAAAGAAAACTCTAAAGTAAGGATTCAATATGCGAACCCCGATTTTGGAACAGCAACCGATATTAGTACACATGCTGGAGATGTTATAGAAAATATTAAAATACCAGATGGTTACTATACACCAGTAAAATTAGCAAATACACTTCAAAATGTACTTAATAGAACCATATACAATAAACTTGATGTTCAACCATTTAAGGTTAAATACAATGAAATTAGTAATAAGATATTAATTGGTGTAACAGAAGGAGTGTTTAAGTTATTATTTACACACGAACATACTTATAACAATAAAGAACACACTATTTACAAGCCAAAATTTACCAATTATGTAGATTGGGGCTTGGGTTGTATTTTAGGATACGAAAAGAAAGATTATACTGGAACAATACATAATATTTCAACTGCTGATAGATACACTCAACTAAAGACGGGGTTAACTCTTGACCACGAAGACACGTCTTGGTTAATACCAACAACAGAACACAGTGGGACAAATAGTACAGTTTCATATTTGGAATCTCCTCATCTTGTAAATACAACTAAATACAGTTCGATGTACATTGAATTAGATAAGCATAATTATATAAGTGAAATTCAACCTTATTCTGATAATACGAATTCAACTTTTAACAATGATTTAGTATTTAAAAATAATAGTGCTTTTGCTAAAGTTTCATTAGTAAAAACGAACGCTCTCCAATCGTGTATTGTAGCCAACCAAATGTTTCATATGATATCGTATAATTCGAGTGAAATAACAAATAATTCGCATAATTATAATCCACCGATAAAATCATTAAATAAACTCAAATTTAAATTCAGACACCATGATGGAACAGTAGTAGAGTTTAATAAAACATCGCCGTCATTTACTCTAGAAATCGGATGTTTAATAGAAGAACAAAAACGATCAATATCAGTTCGTAGACAATATTAGGAATTTAGTATATTTTAACGCATGTCTTATTTTTTAACTGGATTATTCGTTTTAAAAAAATTTTATTTGTTAAATATATTTTAATAAATGAACTTAAAAAGAAGTGATAATAATAGATTATAAGATGCCAAAGAAAGTATCAAAGAAGAAATCCCAAACTACCGCCCCTGCTTCAGTAAAAGCTGCTGCTAAGAGTTCTGCCAAGACGACAGTTAAGCAGGTTGCCCCTGCTGCCCCTGCTGCCCCCGTTGCTGCTGTAGAAGTCCCTACCCTATCAGAACAATTTTCGGAATTGCTAAGTCAATTGACAGTATTGCGAAGTCAGCTATCGGCGGTAACTACCCAAACGCGTGTACTTGCAAAGCGTTCGGAACGAGAATTGAAGCAAGCGCTAAAGGCCAGCAGGAAGAAGCGAAAGTCTGGTAGTAAGGAACCAAGTGGGTTTACTAAGCCAGCACAAATTAGTTCAGAATTGGCCGGTTTTCTAGGAAAGGCAGTTGGAACTGAAATGGCTCGTACGGAGGTAACTAAGGAGCTACAAAAGTATATTCTTGCCCATGATCTTCAAGATCCCGCAAATCGCCGCAATATCAATCCTGATGCTAAATTGCGAAAGCTATTGGGGATGAAAAAGTCGGATAGCCTTACTTATTTTAACCTACAGAAGTGGATGAAGCCTCACTTTAAGACTAGTACTCAGTCTGTCTAAGTTAAATACAATAAAAATTAATTATATTTATTATGATTCATTATAAATATTATTTCAACAAACTTCAACTTGAAATTGAGACGGTGGGTAAACAAAACTGTCCTGTTCCAATAGTTTATATACTTTATTTACATCTATAAAATTATGATGTATTGTAGTGGTATCAAATTGTACATTATCCACATTATACATATTGTATACTGAATTATAAGTTTCAATATCTCGTTTATTCATAAATTCATTTGCCATTATATATTCAATAAATGTTTTCTGCTTATTATCCCTGTATTCTTTTTTATTTTTATAAAGTGTGTACATCTTATAATAATAAAATACATTTTTACCACATACATTGTAATCATTTTGAGATAAAACACACATACACTTAAAATCATTGAAACTCATGCCCAATGATTCTAATATTACATGTAAATCATATTGTAGACAGGTTGCGTTTACAATATCTAAATTTCTATACACATATCTTGATTTATATACAAACATATCCATATCGTCTGACAAACACCCGTCCTTGCAAATAGAATTCGCTAATTTTCCACATAAATGATCCGCCTCGTGTATTGCCTCGCAATATTTCATTCCATATGATTTTAATAGATTTTTAACAGTTTCTATATCTTCCTTCTTTACTCTTGTAAACGATTTTTTGAGTTCAAATAGTTGATTTTTATTTGACTTGATATAATCGTCTGAATAATTATCAATGATGTCATAATACTTTTGCTTAGCAATGTATTTCTGTTCACTTCTTTGAGAAAGCGCTTCCATTTTTATTTGTGTAGGGCACCCATCAAATACAAATATCGCATCTATTTCGTAATGATTTAATATACTGCATAATTTAAATATATTTGTCAAGAGCATGTTTTGTGATTTGTATTTATACAAATAAATACTAATGTCTATTACAATTCTTTTATATTTTAACGATTTTAAATGAATAATTTTAACTCCGTTAAAAGCGTGTTTTTTCATCAACTTATTTAATAATTTGATCCCCATGTTGGTATTGATTACGAATAATATTCAATAATAATATAGTTTCAATTTATTGTTTATTTTTTACCTTTAATAGTTTTGTTCCGCTTTTTTGACTTATTACTTTTCTTATTTTTAATCGTTTTGCTCTTTTTACGCGTTGGAATTTTAGACGAAGGTTCGAATTGTTCATTAATATGCCATTTCATTAATTCATCGGGATCACCTGTCCACCTACCGTCGTAATTTCTACTCATTCTTTTTTCCTTTATGTTTGGATGACGGTTAAAAGGACCAGTTGCCGATAATACAGCTACAGCAGTTAATAATGATGCCATTGCGTTGCTAACCTTACCTTTGCGCAAATGTTTTTTTGATTTAGATAATAGTTTAATACCGTCCCCCATTGATACAATCGGCGTTTTATCCGATATTTGTTTTACCATGTGTTTACTCATTTCCTCGTCTATTTTTAATTTTCTTAGATAATTACTATTTTTTTTAGTAGAACTTGTTGGCCTAGACTTGCGTATATTGTTTCTCTTCCTCCTTGTTTTTTTACTGTATAGAGACTTCATATATATAATTAATAGAAATTAATTATATATTTGCGATTAAATTGAATTTATGGTCATTTGTGTCGTTTGTAATAATTTTTGTATATTTGTATCTTTTTTATCAATTTCTATGTAAAAATCAAGATAGTGATTTAATACGACTATCATTTCTTTTTTGTTATGGTATGTTTTAATCAAATTTAAAAAGTTTTTAAGAGTTTGAGGAGTATTATCAAAATTTAACAATGATGTATTATTGTCCTTAAAAAAACGAATAGTATTGTTATTATTGAATAACATTAATCCTTTAATAATATAATAACAAAATGCGTTTGTATTTTCCTTATACAATCCTTCCTTTATATTATTATCTATATTTTTGTTTACCAACATTGAATATGTCATGTCCATATGTTTTAATATTTTTGTAATTTGCAACATAGAGAACATTTGTTCTGTAATCAAGCATAAATTATAAAAACTCAAGCATTCTTTCTTATTGTCTTTTTTATCTAACATCATAAATCCATATAATAAACAGTTTAGATTTGTTGCCCACCATTCGTTATAACTTTCACTAAGTAAAAAATCACTATTAACACAAAATAATTTATGTAAATACTTTTTTACAGTATTATCGCTTCTTAAATTGATAAAATCCAAACATAAACTATGAAATAATTCGTGTATTAAACATTTCATCCATTCTTCTTTTCTAAAAATCAATATTTCTCCATTTACATTACAACTGTATGTAACTGCCGAATTAATTTGATCTTTATTTAATACGCATAAATTACTGGACGGTAACACCTTCTCTTTGTTTGTCAAATATAAAAAAATAGTCAATGATTTTTGTTTTTTAATATTCGCATATCCCAATAACATATCAACCATAGCAAATACATGTTCTATCGTATATTTATGAATGTCTTTGTTTGGCGTTAAATCATTGAGATTAATTGTAATTTTAATATTTCTAAGAATACATGTGTACACCACTATTTTTTTTGTGTTGGTGTTTACTATTTCTTTTAAATCATCAATACAATAATGGCTATCTAATAAGTCTGTGTTTGGTATATCAGAACTTTGTTTTGGGATAATAGTTTTTATTTGTATTTTATTGTTATTTGACAATGTTTTAACTTTTTTGTAAGAACGATACATGTCATTAAAAAGATTTCCAATCACTTTTTTCTCAACCGATCTATTTTTATTGGGTATATGTAATTTATCTATGTTATCCAGTAATATATTTATAATATCTTCGTTACTACTCATCTATAATATAAATATAAATAATTTATTTTTAACTTAATTATTTATATTCTTTCTATCTGCATATAAAATATTTTATTTCCCTGTTTCATTCTGTATTAACGTTCTAACCTTCATAGTATCGTAAAATACAATTGACCCTCCTCTTGAAAAGTGAACCAACTTTGCGTTATTAGTAAACAATAGCATTTGTTTCAAGTCGGGATTTTGTTTATATTTGGCCAACTGTCCGTTATACATAACATCTTGATTTTTATTATTCAACATAAAATCGTTGTCCATTTTAATATTAGATGGTCTAAATTTCTTTTTATTTACTTTACCTGTTTTTCCACCTGCTCCTTTTGCCGCAATTGGATCTTTAGATATTTCAGACTTACTTTCCATAGTGAATAATTTATAATAATCCATATTGTTTTCTTTAAACTTATTCGCATGATAATAATGTTCAACGCTCGCCCAAGAATATCCATCCAGTTTAAATAATGGGACAATGTTATTATCCTTATCTATCTTTGTATGAAAATTGGATAGCTGACGTCTCCAATTCCTTACATTGTTTAACTGGAGATAGTCTGATTCGATATTAGGAGATATATTTTCACCACTTCCCTTGCCCGGTGCGACATGTTTTGATTTACTATAAAATTGTAAGATAACACTGTCATCAAACAAGGGCGTTTCAATATCATTGGAGACGGTTGGCGTCATTTCGGCTTCATTGTCTGATGTAATCTCTTCCATATCATCATCTTTGGTTGGCATTGTGCTTGGAATACCCATATAAGTCTGAAATTTTGGAATATAGTTATAAATTGTCTTCCCGTTTGAACTTGCACATTGTTCTATAATATCTTCTCTTAATTTATAAGGAAGTTCATTAAACAATATCGCCCCCTTTTCTTTATATTTAATAAGCTTATAATGATCACCCGTATGATCGAGCATAATATAATACTTTGGATTAAAATATCCTTTATCTTCTATTTCCTTAAGTGTAAAATCTCCACAGGTAACAACTCGTTCCTTTAAACCCATTTTATAATATTCACTACTTAGTATAATTAATTTAATATTCATAATATTCTCTATTCTAGTAATGGACGCAGCATCTGCCCAAAATTTACAAGTATTCATCATTTTTTTCAAATCTTCGAGACTCTCTATATTTTCCATAAATTGAAACTCTACTAGATTGGCCTCGGTAGTTTGTTGATCTTCCTTGTATTTTTTAAATACGGGTCTGATCGCTTCAATCTGATCCTTTATTGTTAATGCCTTATCTTTCAATATCAACTTGTTATCTCTATCGGTCTCCTGTTTTGCGTCATTTGCTATTTTCTTATATTCCTTTGACAGTTCTCCAAATTTCTTTCTAGTTTCTCCCATTTTTTCACTTAATGCGTTGTTTTCACTTTTTAACATATCATAATTTTCTTTGTAAGTTACATATTGATCTTGTGTAGTTGCTTCACTTAACATTTTCCTTATTTCTGGAACAGTAACAGATATATTGCTATATTTTAATCCATCACGAATGGCAGCAAATAAACAATCACCTCCTCCTTCATTATCTAACACACTATAATTATTGTTTTTATAAAAGTCCTCAACCCACGATGTATTCGTGTTTGAGTTAAATATTTTCACAATTTCATCGTTGTCGGTTTTTGTTTCATTTAACTCTAGATACATTTCATCGTCTTCTTCATACACAAACGCCCGCATTGTGTTCGCATCGGGTTCATCTTCATCTTCATCTTCAGATTCATATTCTTCATCGCTTAAAATGTCTTGCAATAATTCATATTTGTCGTTCATTTCTTGTAAATATTCTAGAGTCACAAAATTAAACAAAAGAGGACCATCAATATAAGCGATATTAAGATCATTATCATCATCGAGCAAGGTGGTATAATCTTCAGCAAGAAATTCGTATATACCAATCTTAATTTGAACATTTTCGTTTAGCACTAAATAGGCTGGAGCAAAATATATGTCATTATATAAAGAAGTGTTTACCTTCCCAATGGAAACATTTACATCAATATTAAATAAAGTAATTCTAAATATAGCAACTTCTGTATTTTTATCATGTATTTCGACAGATCTATCTTCATTAAATTTTACATTTCGTATGATATTGGATACTACCATTATAATTTAAATTGATATTATATTTAATATCAATTTAATGAATTATACTTGTTAATTTTTATTTATAAATTTTGAGAGGTATTCGTCGTTTTGTAACTCATCTAAGTAAAACCACATGGTTTTACGATGTTCTACCATAAAGGTGTTTTCTGGAAGTATTTCAAATTCTATGATATCATCAATACATTGATTCTTTGTTTTTTTTCTTACAGACAAATTATAATATTTCATTATATGAATTATATCTTTTTTTAAATAATTAATTTCATAATCCATTTTTAAACATAATATATCATTATCATCTACGTTTATTTCATCGTCGTCGATATAATTATCGTACTCTATCGTTTTTTTATAATCATTGTCCACTATTCGCTCGATGTCTTCGAAACAAACAGATGATATTTTTTCGTTTTTCCCATCTATAATATTGTAATTCATTACATAAAAGTTTTATTTGTTTTTAATATTATTATTTTAAATGATTAATTAAGATACTCGTCTACAAAATCACAACATTTAAAAACGGTTTTTTGAGTTAACCCCTTATATTTACGAGCATCCATATTAGAAATACTTTCTATTTTATTATTTAATTTTAATTCACACAAATTACCTTTATCGTAAGTAGCAAAAATCAAAATGTTATTAATTACTTCGTCTAATTCGTGTATTTTTTCTTTATTATCTAAATACAATTCGAATTTATTCAATAATTCCAAAACAATTTCCTTTATAATATTATAATCTATCAACTTTTCAATCATAATAAATGTTAAAAATTTACTAAATGCTTTGCGTTCTTCATTGATTTTATTATAAACACAAAATTCGTTATAATCGGTTTCTGGATCAACATATTTAATTTCTTTAAATAATTCGGTATAGGTATTAATGTCTACATGATATACATCGCTTAAATTATATTTGTCTGATAAATCTTTGTATAGCTTAGCATAAATTTTAGACCAGAAAAAGTTTGTTTTACCGATATCAAAAATACAAGTTACTACTTTTTTTAACATGTCTTTATCTTCAACGTCGTTGTTAATTAAGTCGATAATCTCCATCTTAATTGTGTCATAACTATCTGTTGTGAGTTTATTTAAATTACTCCTAATTTTATCAATAATAATATTTGCGTCGTCTTGTTTTTTTTCCAATCTGGTTATCTTAAAATTTCGAATCTCGTTCCAGTTAGAAATATCACCTTTTTTATTATGTTTATGTTTTTTTTTAAAGATTGGTGTTTTTTGATACGTGGGTGCTCCAACGCGTTTTGCCAAATTGTTTATTAATAAAATTGTATTTTGGTTTATTTCATCTAGATTTCCATTTCTTTCGATTGAATTATAAAAATCTAAATCATATCGATTATTATCGGAGTCAACTTTGAGTTGTGAGGCTTCTAGCATTAATATTAATAATATTTTTATATTTAATACATTTTTATAATAATATTTAAAATATTTATTAAACTATTACTTAAATAAACTTAAAAACATTAACTGAATTATTGTATTATGACAGAGACTAATTTAAAATTAAAAAATTATGAAATTTCAGGATGGGAAGACGAAAATCTTGGCTTAAAAGCTAAGTTAATTAGAGGAATCTACGCACTAGGGTTTGAAATACCAAGTAGTATTCAAAAAAAGGCACTGTATCCAATGATACACGATACCCATAATAACAGACATAAAGATATTATAGCGCAAGCACAATCTGGAACTGGAAAAACAGGCGCATTTTCAGTAGGAACACTTCAAATAATTGATGAACATTCTGATGATACACAGGCGTTAATTATTGCACCAACTCATGAATTGGCGCATCAAACATCAAAAGTAATAGAACAATTGGGTTATTATTTGAAAATCCGGTCAATGTTGTTGGTAGGAGGAACATCGGTTGATAAAAATAAGTCAGATTTAAATGAAATTAAACCGCATGTGGTAGTCGGAACACCCGGTCGTATCCACGATATGATACGAAGAAGGTATTTGAGGGTAGATAAAATGAAAATATTAGTTATTGATGAAGCCGATGAAATGCTATCGTCTGGTTTTAAAGAACAAATGTATAATATTTTTCGTCATCTTGACAATGATATTCAAGTCGCACTGTTTAGTGCTACATATTCAATAGAATTAGAAGAATTGTCTAAAAGTTTTATGCAGAACCCAACACAGATTCGTGTAAAGGCTGAAGAGCTTACTTTACAAGGAATTGCTCAATATTACATTAATTTAGCAGACGATGTTCAAAAATATGAAACCGTTAAAGATATATTCGAAAGTCTAACTATCTCACAGGCGATCATTTATTGTAATAGTACACATCGGGTTGATGATTTAAGCGAAGCCATGAAAACGGACAACTTTCCTGTTGAAAAGATCCATGGAAAAATGTCTGAACAAGAACGAAAAGATAATTATCAGAAGTTTAAAAAAGGCGCTTGTCGTGTATTGATTACATCCGATTTATTTGCTAGAGGAATTGATGTTCAACAAGTAAGTATTGTTATTAATTTCGATATTCCAAAAAGTGAACACACCTATCTTCATCGCATTGGGCGTTCGGGTCGGTGGGGTAGAAAGGGTATTGCTATTAATTTTCAAACGAAACAGGATAGTGATAAACTGAAACGGTTTTCCGATTATTATCATACTGAAATTTTAGAAATGCCAGCTGACTTCACAGAACACTTAAAATCAACTTAATTAATTTTGCGTTTTATAACCATCATATTTATAATTACTAATTATAAATATTATGTTTAATGATATAATCAATAAAAGCAATAATGATGATATAGAAAAAAATGACAATGGTGATTATAAATTAACATTGAATGAAATATTTAAACAGCCAATAGAGTATTGTAAAAAAACACAAACAATTGAAAAACATATTCTATCTGATTTAGAGTTAATTAATGCTGAAAATAAAGAATCAAACAGCGTTTATAATAGTTTAGTAGAAACAGAAACCAGTGTAGGAAAGGAAATATTATCTAATTTTGCAACTAAATTTTCAACAAATACAAAATATTTAAAAGATACACAAAAATTATTAAAACATTCGAAAGATATATTGTTTGATAAACATGTTATTAATAACATGACAGACCTATGGTTAACTATTAAATCGAATAGCAACTTTGTAGAGACTTACCAATATTTAGAGTTTGAGAGATTTAGTTATTTAAATTATTCAACTATATTTTTAACATGGCTTACCATTTTAAATTTACTATCTCCATTATTACAAGTATTAACGCCTGTATTACTTCTTATTTTGCCATTTTTAATGCTACGAACGGTTAGTAATAATGAGAATATGTCATTTTCGAATTATTTCGAGGGTTTAAAATTTGTATTAAGCAATAACTCATTAGGAAAGATGATTATTAACTTCAATCATGGAACATTACAGCAAAAATTTCAGTGTATTATGTTTGTATCCATGTATTTTTATAATTTATATCAAAATTTCATATCTTGTTACAAGTTTTACAAATCACAATTTGAAATCCAACGCAATCTCTATTTGACTAAAGAATACTTAAATTATACTATACAATCGTATGAATATTTTAGTAATAAAATAAACCAGTGTAAGCTAAAAGAATATGGTTATATGAATAATAACAAGTTTATGCAAACATTAGATAAATATAAAACAAAAACCACAGAATTGTATAAAAAATTTGATTTTGTAAGCGAGTGTATGAATTATAATTATTGTTCTAAGCCTGGAACTATAATGAAAACATTTTACGAACTATATGATTCTACCGAAGTCGATGATGTTATGACATATTCTTTAGGATTTCATGGATATTTTGATATATTAAAGTCACTGGTTAAGAAAATTAAAACAAATACGATCAATAAGATAACTTATACAAAGAAGAACAAATGTAGTTTTAATTCTATTTATCATCCGTGTATTAAGGAGGTTCCTATTAAAAATGATATTGATTTTGTGAAAAATAAAATTATAACAGGACCAAACGCTGCTGGAAAGACCACTATATTGAAATCAGTTATTGTTAATATTTTATTAAGTCAAAGGATCGGGTATGGTTATTTTGATAGTGGTATTATAAACCCATACAAACATTTTCATTGTTATATAAATATTCCAGATAATTGCAGTCGCGATAGTTTATTTCAATCAGAAGTAAGGCGGTGTAAAACGATTTTAGACACCATTAAAAAATATCCAAATGAAAGACATTTTTGCGTTTTTGATGAATTGTATTCTGGAACAAATCCTTATGAAGCTATTTCTAGTGCAACATCATATTTAAAATATATTAATAAATACGATAATGTTTCGTTTATTTTAACCACTCATTTTATGAAAATATGTAATTTATTAAAAAACGACAAAAAAATTGAAAACTGTCACATGAAAACAACACAGAATAATGATAATTTAAATTATTTTTATAAAATGATTTTAGGAATATCCAATATAAGAGGCGGAATATCGGTATTAAAACAATTAAATTACCCCCCATCACTCATAAATATAGCAAAACAAATATTAAATACGATTTGATTCGTTAAAATTTATCATTAAATATGTGTGTTGATATTAAAATGTTTAGCAAAGATTTTATTTTATCAGTTGGACTATCATTATGTTCTACAATTTTGATTTATTTATATGTAAAATCAAGAATAAATTCACTTGAAAATAGCGTGAAATCATTGATGCAAATTATTCAAAGTTACGGGCAAAATTCTCAACCACAACAACAAGTGGCAGGACATGATTCAACATATGAAAAAATTATGGTTTCTGAGGATGAAGAAGAAAGTAGCGATGAAGAGGATGACAGCGATGAAGAAGAGAATGAAGACGATGGATTGGAGTTACAACAAGAGATTGTTCATGAAAACACAGTAGACGACGATGCGACTTCGGTTCAAGAAGAGGGTGTCAATGAAATTATCAGTTTGTCTTCTCAGCATGTTCTTCATGATATGGTAGAAACTCATGTTTTAGATAACGAAGATGGACTCGATGAAATGGATGATTTAGACGAAGATTTAGAAGAAGAAGAAGAAACCCATGAAATAGACTACGAATCAATGGGAAAATTAAAACTAAAGGAAATTTGTCAAACTAAAGGATTTGATGTTAAGGGTAAAAAGAAACACGAACTACTCGAATTATTGAAGTAATAAAATATTATAATATGGTTAATAAAATATCATAATATAATATATTAATAATGAGTTGGAGCACATGTTATAAGGGTTCAAATAATATTTATTCTGATTTTCCCGCTATGATGAGCGATGGACGGTCTCACACGGAAAATGAAACTGCGTGTGACATCAATAATCAATTACAGAAAAGCGTAGGAATTAAGAATAATTATGATTATAGACAATATTTAATAAATAATGGATTAGATATAATGTCTCAAAATACAGAATCATCTCAAGAATGTTCTAACGTTAGACATTTTTCGGATGTAATAGCGCATGGTAAATATTTATTTAAAAGTTTTTCCGATAATTCAACTCCTTTTGGATACGAACATTCGGATCTTAAAAATTTATATTTGTCAAGAAAACAATTAGAAGGCAAAATGTCGGCTCCTTTTGTTACACAAGAAGAGCTGTTAAAACAACGATCGCAAAAATTTAGCAAATAATTATTATTATATTATAATTTAAAACAATAAATTATAATAATAGATGAAGAAGATAATTAGTATCGATGTTGGTATGAAGAATTTAGCATATTGTTCTATGGAAGTAAATACTGATATTGCTTATACAAATAATAAGGTAAATTATAAAATATTAGATTGGAATGTTATTAATTTAACAGATTCGGACAAATACATATGTAAATGTTTAACAAAAAATAAAAATGTATGTAATAAAAAAGCCAAATATTTTAAAAATACGACATACTACTGTAAAACTCATGCAAAGCAAGGGACTCATAAAATACCAACTGATGAGTTAAATATAAAAAAGTTGGATAAACGATTGGTTTCTGAACTAAAGCATTATGTTAAAAAATACAATATATTAATTGATCCTTCTATAAAAAAACATACGAAATCCGTATTATTAGATAGTATAAAAAAGGAATTGGTTAACAATTATTTAATGCCAGTTATAATAAAAAAATCCAGTTCGATAAGTTTAGTAGATTATGGAATAGCATTAAAAGAGAAATTTACTGATATATTTAATTATGAAGAAATAGATCAGGTTATTATTGAGAATCAAATAGGACCATTAGCATTACGAATGAAAACATTGCAAGGAATGATTACACAACATTTTATTGAAAATAATATTAAAGATATTGAAATGATAAACGCATCTAATAAATTAAAACAAATGATTGGTAGTGGGAAAAAAACAACTTATAGTGAAAGAAAGAAGGCAAGTATAAAATATACATTGGGTGATTTAAATAGTTATGGTGAAATTTCATCATGGGTCGATCATTTTAATAATCATAAGAAAAAGGATGATTTGGCAGATTGTTATTTACAAGGAAAATGGTTTATTTCAACACTATCGCCATCTAATGATAATTAATATAATATTTAATATTAAAATTAAATATTAAATAATAGTGCGGATAACTTAAAATTAAAAGTTCTATTTAAAACATAAGTATGAGTATTGAACTGAAATTATCAGAAGAAGTAATGCCTCGTCCAACTGTGATGTCTATTGGTAATGGACAAAAATCAGTTAATTTTGGACCAGGTGCCGAAATGCTTATGAATCCTAGTAAGCAGAATAAGTCTAATGAACCAAAATCAGACATTAAATTATCAGAAATCAATGAATTGGATAATATTGATATAGGAGAAACGCATTTCTCTAGTAAACCACCAGTTAGTAAGGGTGATTTTTTATTAAATGCAACTTCAAATCTTTCAAATGACAGTCCTATTAAATTAGATATTGAATCTCCTCCGTTACATGAACAAGGCCCCTCGCTAATAAGAAATTTAGGGAAAACACAATCATCGGATGGGTTTAAGAGTTTTACAGATATTCCGATGAATCCTGACATATCTATGCCGGAAAAACCAAAACTAAGCGTAAAAGAAACATTGAAGGAAAAGTTTAGTTATTTGCGAAAGCTCGAAGCATTGGAAAAAAAAGGTATTACATTGAGCAAAAAGTATTCAATGGAAAGTAATTTAGACGAGATGAAGGGGGAATATGAAATGATTAAATCGGAAAAAGAAAAAGACAATAGTAAGAAGTTTCAATCGAAAATGTTAATGGCGTTTGTATCGGGCATTGAATTTTTAAATAATAAGTTTGATCCATTTGATTTAAAATTAGATGGTTGGTCAGAAGCGGTTAATGAGAACATGGATGAGTACGATGAAGTATTTGGTGAATTGCATCAAAAGTATGGGGGGAAAACAAAGGTTGCACCTGAATTGAAATTGTTATTTATGTTGGGAGGTAGCGGATTGATGCTTCATATGACGAATACTATGTTTAAGTCGTCTATGCCTGGAATGGATGATATTATGCGACAAAACCCTGAATTGATGCAACAGTTTACACAGGCAGCCGTAAATACAATGGGAGAAAGTAACCCTGGCTTTGGTAACTTTATGTCTGATTTTGCAAGAGGTGGAAACAATAATAGTATGCCTCCACCACCAGTAGCAATGCCTCCTCGTGGTAGTCCTCCTGGCCCTACACAAGAAATGAAGCGAAATCCTCCTAGACAAAACAGAAAGGTTCGTATGTCTCGACCAGATATCGCATCGGCAAGAGGCAGTAATCCTGAATTCAATGATGCTGAGAATATGGATTCAAGCTTTGGAAGTACACGAACAGAGATGAAAGGTCCAGGCGATTTAAGAGATATTCTCGCTGGATTGAAAACTAAAACCATTAATATTAATGACAATAAAAAAGAAGGAAGTACAATTAGTTTACAAGAACTGGAGGAAATTCAATCAACCGACTTAAGTTCAAAAAAAATGGTTAAGAGCAGGCGAAAGAAATCTGACCGTAATGTTGTTAATTTGGGTATTTAACTACATTCGCTAGTTTTCAATGAAAATACAAAATATATTTATAAATATAAATATATTTTATAAACTATACAATATACAATTATGGTTTTGGGATTTTTATTGTATGAAGCAGTCGATGTTGCGTATCATGCCACTAAATTGACATTTAATAGCGCAACATTTGTGTATAATTGGTATTATGGTATCAATATTAACAACTTGGATAATAAACTTCAACACGATGAACAACACATAAAAATGCTCGAAGATAGAGTAAAACAATTAGAATATATTATGGATGTCAGTGGAAATTGTGATTCTATATAATTAAGAGTATAATTAATGTCTTGATTGAATGTTATAATAAAATAGATATAATATTTTATTATATGAACATAACTAAAGATTTTTTCTCTTTTTACTTTTTCTCATCGCATTCGACATCTTATTAGTCCGCTTTACAGTTTTAGCCTTATGTTTGTATTTACTCCGCCGTGTCTTTCTACCTCCTTTTTGTTTTAAAATAGATGCAAGTTCAATAAGTTCTCGTTTTGCGGTTTTAATTTCTTGTTCTTTAATTCCCAATTCAACCTGGTGATCTGCTATAAGTCGGGTATCGGGGACATTTGATTCTCTGTTTTCTTTTATTTCATTAATGATTTCGATTTTTTCATCTTCCATAGCATTTATCTTTTTCTTTACTTGTTTTATTTTTTTAGATGTTTTATAGAACGATTGTTTAATTAAATTAGTTTCTGACAATTCAGGATCAATAAACCACTTTTCAGCATTCCAAATACTCTTAATTTTATCAAATCGACCCGGACAATTTAACATTCCATTATAGCTGTTTTGTATTTGCTCTCCCAATATAGACCCTAATTTACCAACTAGTGATTTATTGTTCCATTCTTCCCCACTTATCATTTTTGATTGAAACAATGTTAGGTCTACATAAATATCAATGTCAACCACATTTTTTCCAGTATTATTAGACTGACGAATTTTTGTATCAAAAAAAAGTCCGGATTGCCTTTTTTGAATTTTAGGTGAATGGGCTATAGAATACGAATTTTTATTATTTGGTTTTATAAGCTTATTTAAGTCTTTTACACCAGAGTCTGGTTGATATTTTGCCAAAATAAAATCCAAATTAAATTTTGATGTTTTTCGAAGCCGTTCCAATGTACTTTCTGTAATAATATTGTTGAAATTATCAAGTTTAGGACTGTCTGCAAGTAATTTTGAGATATCTGTATCATAGTGTTCTTTTTCAACATACTTAAACTTCAATAGTTTGTCAGGAGTAACATTTTGTATAATTGTTGTTATATTTTCATATTTTTCCTGGTATTCTTTTATTTCCGATTGATCTACATAAGTTTCAAATGGTTGGAATTGAATAGAGTAGATATATTTTTTCTTATCATAATAATTCCGTTTATTTAGAGGGTCTTCGCGAACACCTGTAATTTTAGCCAGTAGATTGTAGTTGGGATGAGACGAGTCATTGTATTTTATAATGTCTCCTTCTTTTAATTCTGTATATTTATCTATTTGTGCATATTTATCCGCTTCAGAAAGCATTTCTACATTAGATATTTTAAGAGGGAAATATCTTGAACCAGAATAATTAGTTTTATAAAACCATTTTAAATTATATTTTGTTTTTTTGGTTTTTGATTTTGATATTTTGTCGTATTTTGCCTTAAGTTTCTTCATTTTGTTTATTTCGCTTGGGTCACCAGATTCTATAATATTATAAAACACACCGTCTTCCATCTCAATTTCTATATTATAGTCGTCTCGAGATATATTTCTTAATGTTTTAAATCCGTCTACGGTCAAGATATTAACTGTATTTATATCATAAACTTCGTCTAGTTTTATAATATATTCTGCTCCTATTTCTTCTATAATTTGGCCATCGTCAAACTTAATTTTGAATTTATTTATACCATCGTTATCCATAATAGTCGCCTTGTACCAATTTTCGTAATTTTGTGAAAAAGTGCTGTTAATAACCCTTTTAAGTGGTATAAACTTACCATTGTCCGATAGTGTTATATTTTTTTTAGAGTAATCGGGATACTCTATTTTTTCTTCGTCATAATAAGCTACCACGCGGCTAACATTGTTATCAACTAATTTTTTAAACCGTTTTTTGATGAAGTCTTCGTATAACAATGTATCCTTATCTAAAAATAATCTTTTGTCAAAGTCGGTATCAATCGCATTTAGTTCATAAATTGGTCCTGTATCAACTCTTCTAGTAGTGTTTACAATTATACCACTTGTCCGTGAATTGAATTTTTTGTCAATTAATACTATTGTATTGTTTTTTTTTAATATATCCGATCCACTCATAGTTATATTTTAGTTAGATAATTTAACTAGAATATATTTAATCATAATGTATAACATTATAGTTGATTATACTAGGCTTTTAAAACGGTTTAAAGTTTTTAACATTCCAGTGTTAACTTGTTGTTGTTTTGCCTTTTTAAGTAATTCCTCTGCTTTTTTAATTTCATCAGGAGTTACTACACCGTCACCATTTAAATCAAGCACATCTTTATATTTTCTATATTCCAATGGAATAACGCAAAATTGACTATTTTCATTAAATAGAAATTCGGTCATAACAACAAATATAGCAGTAAGTGCCAGAGACATTAGAATATCACGTGTTCCCATCCACGATATTGAAAAGATAAGTATTTGTCTTGCTATGTGGTTTTTGAGGTATTCTTCTTGTGTCTTACTTAATTCAATGGTAATATATTTCGAACCAATATTAAGCATAATCATTACTAAACCCGCAAAAAATTTGCTATTATTGAGAGATGCTAAATTTTCATTGATTTTTTGAATCATCTTATTTAATATAGTTTGATAAAATCTTTTATATCATATAATAGATTTTATCTTATGGTTTATTTAGGAATTGTCATATATGCTTTGTCTATTCCATAGTTGATTCCAAAGTAGACCGTTCAGACGAAGTTTTCAGATATCTGTCTAAATCAGTTGTATTTGTAGTTGTTACTGGTATTTTAAATTTCTTTAAAAGTTCTGTAAATCCAGAAAATCCTTCCTTGTCATAACTTTCACAATTTTTATCAGTCTGGCTTAATAATTCGAAACCTTCCTTTTCATCTTCATCTTCGCCTTCTTTACTCTCTTCTTCCTTTTTTTTAGACACTTTTTTCTTTGGTTTGTCTTTTTTAGGTTGGTCTTCTTCTTCTTCTTCTCCTTCCTCTTCTTCTACTTCTTCTTCTACTTCATCTTCTTCTTGTCCTTCAAATCCTTCAGTTGTAGTCTGGTGTAAAAGAGTAATCATTATTATTGCTAAAATAACAGCACTAACCTTGTCTAGCATTTGATATGTAACAAATATAAATATTATCCATGATAATTTTCCCACCGAATCTTCGACACTTTGGATTAAAAAGGACGGTGTTCTGTAAAACAAAGCAGTTAATATTGCTAGTAAAACTATATTTGCATATTTTTTCATTATATATAAATAAAAACAAATAAAAAATAATCTTCTTTTTTTATAAGTATGACAAGTCAATTAGGATTTTCTGAATTTATGTCCAATAACAAAAATATAGATCAAGAACCACGAAAAAGGAAGAATAAAACAATAAAAAAGAAGACACCACCAAGTAAAAAGGCAATGGAATTCCTAAATGCGATGGGGGATTCTAAACCTGAAGGAGAATGGGAAGATGAAGATAGTTTAGCGGATTTCAACCCTCCTCCTAACCCCACATTGACATCCCTCCCAAATGACAAGCGTGAAGAACCCGTTGATGAAGCTGTTTCTCCTGAAGCATTTAATAATATAAATGTTTCTGATGAAAAAATAAAACAGTATTATAATAATTATATACCATATTATGAAAATACTACCAATGTTCCAAATATTCATGGTTCAAAGGATGATTTAATGAAAAAGCTCAATTATATGATTCATTTATTAGAAGAAAATAAAGACGATAAAACAAACAATGTTACAGAAGAATTAATTTTATACATGTTTTTAGGAGTTTTTGTAATTTTTGTGGTGGATAGTTTCGCAAAAGCCGGCAAATATACAAGATAGATTTAACACGAGTTGGTCGTTATAAAATAACTATATCTTTAGCACTTACTGGTCTCATAGCATAATTATACATATAATAGTAGTATTTCGTAGTATGATATGGTGTCTGTTTAATGTTTTTAAGTAAATAATGTGTATCTGATATATTTTCCAATAATAAAATCTTATATTTATCAAATGTTTTTAAACGATCAATTGCTAAATAAAACCCTAACAAAAACCGGCTGTCATCTAGTTGGGATTTCAACTTTATACTTGAAAAACATTCTATTGAGTTGTCCCCATTGTATGAAGTATATATATCTCTGAAAAAGTAAAAAGCAAGGGGAACACCGTCTTCTATTAAACAAAACAGGTAAATATGTTTTTTCTTAATCAAGTAAATTAAATGTTCAAAATCATCCATAATAATACATTGAAACTTAGACAATGATGTATCTTTATAAGGGGACATGTGTTTCTTTAATATTGTTTGTAAATCGTATAACAAATTACAAGTATTGTCGGTTATCAATATACTAGTTAAATTATTTTGAGTAATAATAATTTTATCAAACGATTCTATGTTATAAAAATATGTATTGTAAATTGTTAAAGGAACAAACGGTCTGGAGATACCTTCATGTTTAAACATATATACAGCGGTTTTATGATTGTATCTCTCCCTTATGTAATGGTTTTGTATTAATTGTCCGGCAATATTTTTACCTCTATGTTTTTTATCTACGCATAAATTGTCAACATATCCGACTTTAAAGTTTACCCCTTGCTTTATAAAATCTTTGTAAGCTGATGTCATGCTACCTATTAAATCGCCATACAACTTATCATAATACAATGATACATTAGAAGGCATATTTCTACAAAATAAATTGTCAATTATATCATTATTTGTAGGTATATATTTCTCATAAGATTCTGTCATGTAATTATTGGTAATCAAGTTGATTAAATTTGATATTTCTTGCTTTGTTAATGTCTGGACATCCTTATAACTAATTGAACTAACAAGTTTACCTGAAACGAGAGGGAGAGATGTTTCTATAACACCTTTTGGGAAAATTAAGTTTCTAATATCATGATAATAGAAGATAGGTTGTCTGGACCAAAATGGATGAGCCAATTTAAAATAAATAACAAATAAAATATAAAAAACAGTGAGTCCTAGTGTCATATATTTTAATATCATAAATTTATTCATTATATGTAGTAATCAATAAATTTTTAAATAAACGACGAATCTATTCCGGTTTTTGAAGAAAATATAGGTACTGGTATTCGTATTGACATCCTACCATGTCTATTTTAGAATGCATAATAAAACCAGTATTTTTTGCCTTAGTTAGAATATCACGTTGGGATTCCATATAAAGCATATGTTCATTTTTTCTGGTATTTTTAGTAGAGTCGTCCTTAAATGTTTCGTAAAAGTAAGCCATATCATTTTTGCTATCTGTAACAAACGATGCCTTATATAAGAAGTCTTTAAACTTAACAACAGATTTAGTAAGACGAGACTTTGCATACTTCTGAGCATTCACTAAAGAAAGAGGATTCGCTGCATTTAAAATCGGATCAAACTTATCACGATTTACCAAATGAACAATTAATTTACCACCTGGTTTTAACCAATGAAAACAATTTTTAAAGAATTTTGCCTTATCTTCGACGCTGTATATAGTGAAATATAAACAAATAATATGACTTGTGCTTCCATATTGGAAATTGGAGGAATCTAACATGTCACCCACCTTAAAATCTGATTTAGGATACTCTTGCTTTGCCAAATTAATCATACTAGGAGATATGTCTAATCCAGTTGTTTTAATGCCTTTTTCTGTATAATAGTTAACATGATGCCCTCTGCCACATCCTAAATCAACTACTGTTGAATTGTTATCAATACCGCCACTTCTTTTAAGGTGTACTACTTCATAATCGTTTTTAAGATCGTCGTACACTAAATCATCGTATATAGAACAATAAAAATCGTCGTATACATCGTTACCTTTTTTAACCATAAACTCACTTGCTTGTTCAAATCCTTCCTTTTTATTAAACATATAAGAAGTAATTACAAAAGCAATAATCAATAAAATAAGTAGTTTTTGAATTAGAGGCATTTTAATAAATAGTTTAGGAAGTTTTTTAAATGATTTAAATATTTTATTAAAAAATTTAATAAATGAATTAGCCATGTATATGTATTATTGGTATTTTTTTTATATGAAATGTAATTATTAATGAATGAAAATCATATTAACGATAAAAGAGTGCAAAAAGAGTTTTCAGGTATAACATTTTCACAATTTAAAAAAAGCGATGTAAAGCGACAATTGATAAATGCTGTTTTGTATAATAAGTTGGAAGAAGCATGTTATTGGAGTGCTGAATATATTTGTAGCGGGCATTACATTGATTTATGGGAAATAATAATTCTTTTATTAGGGAAACATATCCATATAGGGAATCCTAAAATATCGATCTATCTAGATTTAAGACTTAATTTTTTCAAGGATATGCTAAATAACGGTTATATCGAAAATGAAATTAAAATGCGTAACAATCAGAAAATAAGAGAAATGTTCGCCGAAATAATGTGTGTTATGTGTTTGTCTAGAAAGAAAAACTCGTTTGATGTCCCAAAAATACCAAGTGAAGAGTATAATATATTGAGAATTTCATATAAATTAGAAGCAGATAGTTTAGATTATGGACATTCTAATATTCATAAAGAAGATCCGAAAGAATTGTTTATTGCTGTAAATGAGCTATCATACAACTTAAGTAACAAAGTAAAAAACATGACTAAATGTATATACTGGATAGAATGGATATTGGGATTTGAAGCATTGTCAAAGAGGGAAAATAAGTTGATGTTTTATGGGACTAGAAGAGTATATAATGTTCCTAATCAATTCCAAACAGATATTGTGTGGATTATATGGGATTTAATTATAAAAGTTGCCAAGAAAAAGGGGAAAGGTATGTATAAAATAATATCTTCTATCAATAAATTATTCTGTTTAAAGTATTCGTCTGGTGTAAAAAGAAAAAGGAAATATTTAATGTTTTATAGCATTGCGCTATTAACTGAATACGTTGATAACTCTGTTAAAATAATTAATAATCCAGAATTAATAGAACAGCTTAAAAAAAAAATAAATATTATTTACAAACAAATAAAGGTTAACGAAATAACACCAAAAACAGATTATTTATTTAACAATAGTTATAATTCTGGTAATTTAGAAAAAACAATAGAACGATTGGAAAAAATGAATAGTTTAACGAATTTAATACCGCGTTCATAAAAAAAAATATTTATTTAGTATATAATGCCTTATAGACCTAGATATTACAAAGCTAAACGAGCAGATGATGGAACCACTGGTGGTAACATGAAATCTGGTGTACCCACGCGTGTTGGTAAAAGTCCATACGTTATGCGTTTGATCATTAATCGAGCGGATGATAAATGTGGATGTTAAATTAAAATTTGACACTAATATGTCATTTGAAGATTATTTCATAATAAATATATTGTAAAGTACTATATTTGTTATAAGTTTATTTATTTTATGTGACCTATTTGTATATGGAAAATAATATTAGTGATGTTATCACGCCATCTTTATCCCCATCAGCCAATATCACAAATACAAATATTTCTGGTAAAAGCGCATGGTTTTACATTAGAATAATATTTATGGTTTTGTTTTTAGCATTAATGGGATTAAACATATTTACTTATTTATCAGAAGGAACCGATGTATTTGGCAAATATTTAGGTATATCTCTTTTAAAAGGAGCTGAAGGAACAAAGAAAACTCTGGCAACAACATCCACTGGTGGTAAAATAGCATTGGATGTAGCTGAAGGCAGTGTGCGACAGTTAATTAATATACCAGAAGATGGAATTAGACAGAAATTAAACCAAGGCCAAAAATACAAACCCGTTAGCGGTAGCCGAACCGTAAACGCATCTACTAACAACACTATTAAAAATAAAAAAAATGCGTTTTGTTATATAGGAAGTGATAATGGAAACAGACGATGTGTTGAAATAGGCAAAGAAGATGTATGCGAATCTAACAAAGTGTTTCCATCAATGCAACTATGTATTAATCCTCATATACGGTAAATATAAACATATTGTTAAATATAAGCAAAGTCACCGGTCCCCTGTCTTTTTATATGATTTAATTCTAATTTATCTTCATTTGATTTATTACATTTTTCTTTAACTTCTATATCTAGTTCAGTTAGAATTATATCCAATTTATCATTTATTTTGTCAAATTTATCGTTAATTTCACTAAGTTTTTCTTCCAACCGTTTAATAACCTTTTTATTATTAAATGATTCTTCAACAAATATACTATATATTGACATATACTCTAATTTACAATATTAAACTGTTTTATTATACTAAATATAACTCATTTAGTTATAGTTATACATTTAATTGATTTATTCCTTTGGTAAATACCATCTCATGGAAAGGTATGGAGGGTTGATCGACATTGAATCGCCCCCGGCAGCCTTAAGATTCGCGCCTTTCTTTACAATATTTGCGACTTCTACACCCGTAATCGCGCGATTAAAGTAACGAAGATTAGAAATTAAACCATCAAACCCTTGCTGGTTTGTTATGTAAACATTACCATAGTTTTGTTTGGGAGGAGAACCTTCAAATATATGCCGATGAACAATATTATTATTTATGTATACATCTAAATTTTTATGTTTTACTCGAATAGTAACATTAATCCATTTTTGGAGAGGAATGTTTGGTATGCTAATATCAGCTGATTTTGGATTTTCAAATGAACTCATAATTACTCTTAGTTCACCGCCGTTATTACCGGGATTTTTTCGAATATATAGTCCAGGACCGTTGTCGAGTTTACTTATTTTATCAGAACCGATGCTGGAATAACCTTTATGAAATATATGTTGATAATTGCCATTGGGACTAAGTGATTCTATAAATAACCATGTATTCCATGTAAATTCGATACCGCCAGTTTCATTTTTAGAACGCATAATTGTTACCGAACCACTGTCTTTCGGATGTTGATTAATTATAATAGGCTGATTCCCTCGTTTCAAACCGTTAATTAAAATAGGATTTGGTGATGGGGAAAAATAAGATTGCATAATAGTTGTTGCTAATCGCAGAACAAATGTAAAAGCAATCAATACCAGCAATAAAAATGCTATTTTTGCAATAGCAGAGTTGGATTCCAAAAAATCAGCCGTTCCAGATACATAGCGATTGTTCCTAAATGAATCAAAAACCTCACTTGTAGTTTGTTTCAAGTTACCTACAGCAGATGTTAGTGCTTCTCCTGTATTTTTTGCCAAGTCTTTGGCATTGTTAATTGGATTTATATTGCCTATATTTTGTATTGGATTTGCGGTTGCTTCATATGACATCTGTATTTATATATAATATTATAAGAAATTAACATATTTAAAAAATTAATTTCTTATATAGATTTAGTATTGTATTACAAAATAATACTACTTTTTTCTTGATTGTCTTGTAAAAAGGCGAATTTAAGCTTAAAGCGGTTAAAAAAGTCACCTAACATACCAGAACCATACCCTTCCTTGTAGAGTTGGTATGCTTCGCGTGTATTAATCGCATTAGGATAGTAATTGACCTTGGATAAATATCCAGCAAATCCATGTTCGCCGGTGGATTCGCCGCTTTCATTTGGTGTAATTAAAATATTAGTATCTTCTACAGCAGCAACCTGTTTGGGTAATATATGTGTTTTTACCAACTTTCCGTCTAAGTAAATATCTACAGAACTTCCCGATTTTGTCATAATAACGTGATTCCATTTCTGAAGAGGAATTGTATTTACGACAATATCACTGTGTGTATAATTTCCACCTTCCTCCATGGATACTTTAAAATGTATGTTATTTTGATTTTTTCCTAAACTTATTTCTGGAAACACCTTTTCTTTATCTCCGATTTTTTTAGATCGCTTTAATACAACCTTTTTATCGCTATAGCGGTAGTTGTAATCATTAATATAAATCCAAAACGCATAAGTATAATCTACACTTTTACTTACAGATAACTTTTCAGAAGGAATTGAATGGGATTGCTTTCCATTGTGCATGGTTACTAAATCGTTTTTACTTTTATCTGCAAAAACAGATGTATAAAAAATGTATAAAACAATAACAATTATTGCTCCAAATAAGATTCTTTTGAAGTCCATAGTATAATTATTGGTTAGAAAATTATAATATGATTATTTATACTTTTAAAATATTGGACACGACAGGAGGACTTTTGTTTTTTAAAAAGTTATAATTAGCTATAATTTTATCCTTCGTTAAATAGTTTTTATAATACAAAATGTTTGCGATACCTCCACTTATTCCATTTTCTTCTCCTATAGTTATGTTATTGTATTTAAATTCCTCCATTCCGCCTTGAAAACTGTTGATCATTTCACCATTCACAAACAAGTCATATGTTCCATCTATATAATTAATAACAATATTGTTCCATTTCTGCATTTTTAAATTAGGTAAAGTGTACTCTTGTTGAGTTTCCTCAGACGATCCCATTACAAACTTTAGTACACTGTAAGGATAATTGTATTGTATTTGAGAATGATGGACATTCGGGTATACTTTGTTTGTATTTATATTCTTTAACTTATAAACATAATCATTGTCTATTATCTTAGAACTTAATACAGTTGTATATATCATTTCATCGTTGTCGCCTTTATTGAATTTTACAACCTCCTTATTTGGTATTTTATTGTAAACCGGGCAATACATTATTTGAGGTCTTCCATCAAAATTAATAATATTATTACATTGTTTTATACTGCCAGATTGAGGGTGTACAAATACCCAAAATGATAATCCATACGAATAATTTGTTTGATTTGCTATGTTAGTAAATATATTGATTTTATCGACTGAAGTGGGCGTTGTTGTTGTTTTAAGAGAAACTGGTTTCATTTGTAAGACGATCGCGTCTTTAATTGCCTTCATATCATGCGTTCTTGTATCATCAGACTCGCTACTCGTTTCCACAAGCTTTTCCTTTGGGGAAATTTCTGTTTTTAATCCTGCTATTTCTTGTTCTAATGCTATAATTTCTTCATGGTATTTAGTTAAATAATTTATATTTTCATTTATTATTTTATCACAATTTTCTTTTTCTTGACCTTTATAACAAAATTCAAGTTCAATTAACCGAAGTTTCACTAATTCTTTATCACCGGTCAATAGACTTGATAATTCAATCCAAGTATCTTCTACGCCTTGTTTATTCATATTTATAACATTTTCGCTATTCGATTTTCTAAAAAATGATTTCTTTTTTTTAAATATTTTTTTCTGTAGGTCTTCTTTGCGTTGTATATTGATTTTTAATATTTCATTCAACTCGTCAGCATTAGATTTCGTATTAGTTAAATTAAAATAAAGGTTACGATCAACCGATGGTATAACAAAATAGAGTAAAATAATAACCAATTCAACTAGTAATACAGTGTATACAAAGCTAGGGGTATTTTGAACTTGTTGTGTTATCCAACTTAACGCAATAGATATAATACACGGTATAATGAAAATCAAATTAAATATCAAAAGAAATGGCTTAAATTGTTTTATTTTTTCAAATAAAGGCGAATTTACAATTAAAGTGTATAAAGCAAACATGCCAATTATACCAATAATTATTCCGAATGTTCTAAAAGTTATTATAGCGGATTTCTCTGATTGAAGAGATACTCCTGCCGCAATCGCTAATCCCAATAAAACCATTACAATACTAGCAATCTTAAGTCTATTGTCGTATAAAATATTTTTAATATTTATCAACTGAGATATCATATCACCCGCGTCGGCGTTAAAAAATCCATCACTGTTCTTAAGTCGTATGTAAAAAAATCCTGAAAATAATGCAAGTAATAGAGATAATACAATTGCCCAAATCATATTCCCTTTAGTATAAGGAGAATTAATCGCAGTAACAAATACAACTGTTAATCCTACGACAATGCCTATACCCAATATGAACATTATTGAACTTAAACGATGCTTTGTATTGCTATCGTTGTCTTTATAAATTACATGAAAATGTAAAAATTCATTTAAAAAAGTTAAAATTTTAGATTTTTTAAACATATCATTATTGGTGGTATCATTTATTTTTCCAGTGAACCAGTCGCCAAAATTGCTGATAAAATTTGCTAGAAGCTTCCAGTTTGTTTCTCCCCATTTTTTAATATTATCCCTCAATGATTTATTTAATGCGAGAATAAAGGCAATAACACTTCCTATTGCGGAAAGTGAAACAATTGTAATTGTTCTTTCTTCCTTCTTTTTCTGTATTTTTAACTCATATTCTGTTTTACTTTCTTTTTTTGATTCAGTCATAAATTTATTGTATTTTATATATTATTTATATTAAATAATCTATAAAACAACCACTATAAGCAATCCTTAAAGACGACTCATTACACCTTTTTTTGCGTGACATCTTCTACATACGGCTGCTAAATTACTTACATGATTTGACCCTCCATATTGTAAATCAACTTTATGATCTACTTCAAAAGTTTCGTCCAACTGTTCACTACAATATCCACATTTCCAGCCTTGTTGGGATGCTACATATTTTTTTTTTGTTTCGCTAACACTCCGTTTTGTGTTCCCAAACCCGGAATTCATCATTCGTTTGGTTTGTGGGGTACTTGTCAAGTTTTCAATGATTTTATTAGAATTCGTTAAATCAAATATAGGAGTTATCATGTCACGTGTATTCGGATCAATCGGCAAATACTTTACAATATTGGAACCGTGATACAATAATTTTTGAGATGATACTGGATATTTTTTGATAAACACATACAAACTTAATCCAACAAAACCGATAGTTGCTATTTTAAAGTATTTTTTTTTAGTTAAAAACCATTTGGAGTATTCGCCATCATGGTATGTATCAAAAATTAATAAAACTGTTATGATAAAAATCCATTTGTCTATTCCCATTATATAAATGGTGATATTTTATATGTATTATTTGTTGTATAAATAAGCAGCAGTTCCCATAATTGTCAATACTATAATCATTTGGATAACTTTTCTTTTTAAATTATAATAGTCATGATCTTGTTCATTTGATGGTTTATAATTATCATAATACTTTTCTAAACTTGCTTGAAATGTTTCCGTTTCCATATTTTCTTCTTTTTGTATTCTGTTAAATATATAATGAACCCATTTCATAAATGATAACCTAGATTCTAAATATGGTGTTACGGGATAAGTATCAATCGTTTTAATAAAATCGTTTCCAAATGGTTTCATAGGGATAAAAAGAGGAAGATTTTGAATAAAATCATAATATTTTTTTTTAGCAACATCATTTGGATGTTTGGGATAATTTAAAGCTATTGTCATCATAAAAAATTTAATATGCGGCAACCAAACATGTTTATTTAAACTCATTTATATAGGAAATGATATAAAAATAAAGCATTTTAAACATATAGAAGAAATGAATAATAACACTAAAAATTTATTTTGTACTAATTGTGGAAAATCGGGACATCATTTCAGATCATGTAAAAAACCTATTACTAGTTCTGGTATTATTTGTTTTCGTAAAAAAAACCATAAAGTAGAATATTTATTGATTTGTAGAAAAGATACATTGGGATTTGTAGAATTTATGAGAGGAAAATATCCAATGTATCATAAATCATATATTATTAATTTAATAAATGAAATGACAATACAAGAAAAAAATGGATTATTAAATAAATCATTTGATGAATTATGGTATGCTTTATGGGGTGATTTTATAAATACAAAATATTCGACCGAAGGGAAAACCTCAAAATCAAAGTTTAATCATATAAAAGAAGGTGTAAATATACATAATACAGATTATTTCAATTTAAAAGAATTAATAGGAAAAAGCAATACTTGTTGGACAGAACCAGAATGGGGATTTCCGAAAGGAAGACGAGAATATTATGAAACAGATGTTGATTGTAGTAAAAGAGAATTTCAAGAAGAAACGGGTATATCCAGCAATAAACTAGATATGGTATTAAATATAATTCCATATGAAGAAACGTTTATGGGTTCAAATTATAAAACATACAAACATAAATATTATTTAGCTTATATGAAAGAATCAGATAATACTTCAAATTTTCAACGGTCTGAAGTAAGTAATATGAAATGGCTTAGTTATGAGAAATCATTAAAGCATATTCGCCCGTGTAATACTGAATTGAGAAATATTCTTGAAAAAGTAAACATATTAATTAAAGATTATAGTTTAACATAAATATGTCATTGTATATATATTAATATGGAACATAATTTATATCCACATATTGAATCAAGTGAATTCAATAAAAAAATAACATTAAAAAAAGAGTTTCAAACAACAACGATGAAGGGGTATACAAAAGAAGAGTATAAAAATATTGTAAAAGTTGCTGATAAGTTGTGTAATGTAAAAGATTTTGAACTTAATAATCATCAACAGTTTGTTAGAAACTTCTTGTCGTTCGAAACGCCATACAATAGTTTGTTATTGTATCATGGATTAGGTACTGGAAAAACATGCTCTTCTATTTCAATAACAGAAGAAACTAGAAAGTATATGAAATTAATGGGATACACCAAGAAAATTATCGTTATCGCTAGTCCAGTAGTTCAGGAAAATTATAAACTACAGTTGTTTGATGAACGGAAATTAAAATTAGTCGATGGGTATTGGAATATTAAAGCATGCACCGGGAATAAGTTCATTGAAGAAGTCAATCCAATGTTTACTAAAAATGTCTCACGAGAAAAGGTTATTAAACAAATCAATAAAATTATTAAGAATTGGTATCAGTTTATGGGTTATTTAGAATTCTCGAATTACATAACTTCTATTATAAAAAAGGCAAACATAACCCTCAGCGACACGGAATTAAAAGATAGAAATAAAATAGAAATAATAGAAAAAGAATTTTCAAATCGAGTTATTGTAATAGATGAAGTTCATAACATTCGAACAGGAGATAAAATGAAGCGTACATCAGCACATTTCTTGAATTTAGTAAAGTACGCAAAGGATACTAAACTAATATTATTAACTGCTACTCCAATGTACAATGATCATAAGGAAATTGTATGGTTATTAAATTTGATGAATTTAAATGATGGTAGATATATGTTAAAAGAAAATGATATCTTTGATAAGAAAGGTAATTTAAAAGTTGATAAAACTGGAAAAGAAATTGGCAAAGAAATTTTAATACGTAAAAGTACCGGATATTTTAGTTATGTAAAAGGCGGTAACCCGTTTACATTTCCTTTCCATATTATGCCGGAAGTATCAAAACGAAATCAATCGTTGCGTTTGTTATCTAATAGTAAGGAATGGAAATACCCGACAAACCAAATAAATGGATTGCAAATCGATATACCTATTCAATATATTGATTTATTTATTAATAATATATCAAATACGCTACAAGGTCGCGCGTACGAATTGTTAGTAACTCGTTTAATAAATGATAATCCAGTATTAAAAAAGAAGAATAAAGGAATTCAATATACTATAATCGATGGGCCTCTTCAACTATTGAACATGGTATATCCCAATAAGAGTTTAACATCGAATAAAAATAATGTAGATGTAAGATCATTGGATAAAATGTATGGAAAAGAAGGATTAATGAGGGTTATGAACCGCGGAGATAACAAACGGGGTTATAGGTATAAAACATCTACTGTTGAAAAATACGGTCGTATTTTTGCAGAGAAAAATATTAAAACCTATAGCAGCAAAATCCATAATATTATTACCGAAATTAAAAAGTCCAAAGGCATTGTTATGATATATTCACAGTTTATTGAAGGAGGATGTGTCCCGATTGCTCTTGCGTTGGAAGAATTGGGTCTGTTAAGATTAAACGGAAAAAACCTGTTTAAAGAACAATCATCTACTTATTTTAAGTTTAAGAATGAGCGAAGTAAAACATTTCGCGGGACATACGCAATGATAACCGGTGACCCAACTATCTCTCCCAATAACAAAAATGAATTAAAAGAAATTACGAATGGTAAAAATAAGTATGGTGAATTTGTAAAGGTTGTTATTATCTCAAAAGCTGGTTCAGAGGGACTTGATTTTAAAAATATTAGACAAATGCACTTAATGGAACCATGGTACAATTTAAACAGGACGAAACAGATTATTGGCAGAGGAGTTAGAAATCTCAGTCATTGTATGTTACCTTTTAAAGAAAGAAATGTGGAAATATTTTTATACGGAACCCAAATAGACGATGAAAATAAAACAGAGGCTATCGATTTATACATGTATCGATTGGCAGAGCAGAAAGCAATGAAAATCAATGAAATTTCACAAATATTAAAGGGAAACGCATTGGATTGTGTCTTAAATAAAAGTCAGATTATAGAACATAATAAAACTGTAGAAATTGAACTTTCAAGTGGAATGACGCTGAAAAATTTCGATATAATATCAAAAGATTATAGTTTTGCTTGTGAAATAGGAAAATGCAAATATACTTGCAATTTAGATAAAGACCCAACATTTAACGAAACAGATGTCGATGTTTCAAGCTATAATGATTATTTTATTATCTTGAATTTAGATGTGTTATTGAAAAAAATAAAGTTTATATTTGCGAATGGCTATATTTACAATAAAACACAACTATTTCTCCTTATAAATCAATATAAGAAATATTCAGATGAAGAAATATACATTGCCTTGGATATTTTGATTAATAATAAAAACGAGTATTTAAAAGACATGTTAGAACGTCCTGGTAAATTAGTGAATATTGGCGATTATTACATGTTCCAGCCTATGGAATTGTATAATAAAAAGATACCATTATTACACAGAAAACAACCAGTTGCATATGAAAACGATAAAATCAAATTTAATATCCCAAAAATGGTATACAACAAAAAAAACAATGATTTTTCAATTATAGATAATCTAATATCCAATTTCAATTATTTAATGGGCGATGATAAAATATTGACAACTCCAAATAAATTGGAAATGAAAAAATATAAGGAGGTTATTAAAAAAATAAACGAATATATGGGGATAGAAGTTATAACATTGGCAACATATGTAATACATCATTTATTAGAAGAACTAGGATACACTTCAAAAAAACGCGTTTTATTAAACTATAATACAATTACTGATGTTAAAATACTTAAGTTATTTGATAGTTATTATGATAAATATTTTATTGGAAGAATAAATAATGATCGAATAATTGCGCTACCCAATGAAAAAAATTCAATCCGAAAATATAATTTTTTTATCAATCAAACAGACGAATCTGGTAAATCTATATGGATAGAAGATATAAAGCGATTATCAATGTTAACCAAAAAACTAATTAATACATTTAAGATAACCAATTGGAAAGAAAAATTACTATTAAAAGATGGGAAAGAAAAAACAATTCATTTTTATGATACATTCAGAGATAGAATAGTTAGTAAAATCAAAGAATTGGGAGATAATACAAATAGTAGTGGTAAACAATGTAATGTTGGTCAAAGTAAAAATATAATAGAAGATAAGTTAAGAATATTAGAAAATATCGTTAAAGGAAAATTAAAGAATAATGTATCGCCTTCAAGTTCAAAAATATCTAGCTTAAAAAGCATGTGTATTGCGACAATGTTATATTCGTATTATTTAACATATGAACATGGTGAAAAATACAATTATAATTTACTTGAAGGATTTTTATATGATGTTTATCTTTTACCAAAAATAAATAAAAATAAGCAAGACAAGGCGGGAAATACATTATTTTTAATTTAGAAAAATTGATTTAATAATATTAATATTGTAAAAATATAAAAATTTATATTTATACTATATAATGAAGTCTGCGAAAACTATTAAAAAGGGTTCTATTTATACAAAATCTATATTAGTTAGAAAAATCCATGTAGAGTTTAAATTCGTAAATAATTATTTAAAAGATCATATATCTGCTCGTTTAAAGGAAGATTTTGAAGGAAAATGTTGTAAAGAAGGATATTTGAAAAAAAACTCAATCAAAATTGTAACTAAAAGTTCAGGTGTAATTAAAGGTAACCAAATCGTATTTGATGTTTCATTCGAATGTTTAATATGTCATCCATTTGAAAATATGAAAATCAAGTGTATTGTCAAAAATGTAACGCGCGCTGGTATTAGAGCAGTATATTACAAAGAGGAAGAAAACCCCATTATATTATTCATTGCCAGAGAGCATAATATTAAAAACGATCATTTTAACCAAATAAAGCAAGACGATATTATTGTATCGAAAGTTATAGGAATCCGTTATAAATTAAACGATACGCATGTATCTGTTATCGGAGAATTATCAAATAATAAAAAAATCAAAAGAAATACGACAAAAAAAAACACAATCTAAATAAACTAATACTTAATATAATAAATATAAACATGTTTTAATATATAAAATTATATGATAAATATGAGTGTTGTAGAAACGAAACCGGAAAATAGTGACACATTCAATACCGAACAGTTGAAAAAATTTAAAAAAATTATTGAAAAAAAAGACCAAATACATCATAAGAAGATACTAGAAATTATTATAAGACATGATATTAGTTTTTCTGAAAATAATAATGGAGTTTTTTTATCATTAAATAAGTTACCGTTTGCAACTATAAAAGATATTGAAGATTATTTAAAATATATAGACGAACAAGAATCAATGTTGGATTCAATTGACAATACACAAGATGTATTCGAGAAAGAATACTTTAATAAAACAACATAAACCTTTTTGCGTATGTATATATACCATGAATTACAAATTCAATAAATATTCTCGCAATACAAATAACCGATCGAAATATAAAAATAGCAATAATATCGCAAATACTCCATCGGAAAATGAGATTGAAAATTTATTAATAAACCTTAATAAATATTCACTGACTAACAAAAATATTATAAATTCGGTTTGTATTATTGAACAAATTAAGGATAACTCTATACAGACGGATGAAATAAAAGTTACAAAAAAGAAAAAGGATTTTTTTTACCCACCGTTAGATTGCAAGGATACATTATTATGGTGTTGGATATTACATCATTATGGAATGCATGAATATGAATTAAATAAAAATAACTTATATAATTACGAAACAAATAGAAAATTTGAATATGTAACTGATATCAGGGGGAACAAGCCGTTGCTAAAAATGTTAAAATTAAATCGTAACCATTTAGAGGAAAAATTATTGGATGATAATGGTATTGATTTAGGTTTATTTACATTTATTTGCTTGGCTCATAAGTATAATGTAATTTATACGGACAGTTTTATGTATTATGAATACATCGACGAATTTAATAGTGATTTTATAATGATAAACAAGCGAAACAATAAATACGGGCTATATATTAAAAATAAAATAACCAAAGATATGACTGATTATTTTAAAAAGGACAAATGGGTAGTTGATTCTATTACAAAACCGCTTCGATCTATAGGTAGTTATAAATCATCTGAAATTAAAGAAATTTGTAATCTATTAAAAATAAACACAATGAAAACGGAGAAAAAATCTTTTACTAAAAATGAGCTATATGAGAAAATCAAGCAACTTATTATGTGATAATATGACTTACGCCTTACATGAAACATTTATTTTGCGCTAGAATAATTAAGTATTTTAACGTATAAAATTGAAAAATATAAATTTAATAGTTATGATATTAAATTTATATATAATTTATATATATTAATGAGTAAAAATAATTTCTCAAAATCGTTAATCGAATATCTAAGATTATATACATTATCGAGTCAGGATACTGATGAATTAGAACTACGATTCGGTACAAATTACAGTAACAAGATTACTCGAATTGATTTTGATAATGTTATAAAAAAACTGAAGGTAAACAACTATACATGCGTGTCACCAAATGGCAAATATCATTTAAATATACAAAACGAATTTTTAGATGAACGTTCCGGCCGACTTCGGATGTCCAATATTAGAACAGAAATTAAAGGACTGATGAATATAAAAAAATACTGTAAGAAAAACACATTTAATTTAGAAATACCAGAACAATATGTTTCCTTTCTACAAAAACAAATTAAAGAATCTACGGGAAAAACGCGTTTGGTTGCGTTAGATAACAAAGATTACGAGTTTCGTGTAAACTATAAAAGTGAAAATAGACTGGCAAGTGAATATCCATTGGTTAGAAATATGTTGAACAATTGGAATAATACTAAAAAAACATTTCGCTTGATTAAAAGGTTTACATTTAAGAAAGAAGGATGTCCGTTCAAATTTGATTTAAGTGTATTAAGAACATCTAAATGGGATTACCAATCGCGCAAGTATATAACAGAATCAACCGTTCAAAAATCGAATTTATTTAATAACATGGAAACTTATGAAATCGAAATCGAATTTGTAAACGACGATGCGAAATCAATGATGCATTTAGACTTAAAAAAGGAATTAACTAAAGGAATTAAATTAGTACTTTCCGGATTACAACAGACTAACTTTCCAATATCTTATACAGAACAAAAAGCCGTCGTATACAATTTTGTTAAATTAACCAGCAATAGCACAAATGAATACTTATTTGTTAATGATAAAAAAGGACATAATATGAGGAAGAACCGAAAAAACTTTATTGGCCCGTCTTCTATTACACTTGAAACAGAAAACGCTGCTCCTAACATAGAAGATCTAAACGTTCCGAACATCCATGCCCCGTACACTGTGACCGACAAAGCGGATGGAACGAGAAAGTTACTTTATATTGGACAAAAAGGCAAGATTTATATGGTAGATATAAATATGAATGTTCAGTATACGGGACTATTAACAAAAGATAATGCTTATTATAATAGTGTTTTGGACGGAGAACATATTATTCATGATAAATATGGAAAATACTTAAATTTATATATGTGTTTTGATATTTATTTTAAAAAAGGGGAAGATTATCGATATTATCCCCTTATTTATCGCGATAATTTAAAGTTTGATGATAAAAAATATAATACAGGGCTATCTAGATTGGAGGTTTTAAATAAATTTGTAAAAGGAATAACATTATTGTCTATTGTAAAAGATAAAAAACCACCCATGGATATTAAAGTTAAAACCTTTTATTCAAATCGAAATGCTAAAAATGAAAAAATACATTTGTTTCGTTCATGTAAAGAACTATTAGATGGTATGGAAGACGGTTCGATGTTTGATTATGAAACGGATGGATTGATATTTACACCAATAGATAAATCAGTTGGAAGTAGTCAGTTAGGTGTATTAGGATTCCAAAAAACTTGGAAACATAGTTTTAAATGGAAACCTCCCCAATACAATACAATAGACTTCTTGATAGTTACAAAAAAAACAGAAACCGGTCGAGACAAAATAAAACACATATTTCAAGAAGGCAATGATATGGCAAATAG